GCCTTGGTAAGGACGGGGTCGGTGGTTCGATTCCACTCGACGGCACCAGGAAAACCGCTAGTTATCTAGCATTCTCGCCATTCCCAAGCCTTACGCCGGTCTGCGGTAAAACGCGGAACGTTGCGAGAACATGCGGGCAATGGTTGGGAAGGAGTTGGGATGATCTACTTCATTCGCGCGGGAGAGGCTGGCGCCATCAAGATCGGCTACACCAAAAGCGATGCAAGCAGGCGGCTCTATGCGCTTCAGACATCTCACCCGGAGCCGCTGCGCATCCTCGGCGTCATGGGCGGTGATTGCGAGGCCGAGAGGTCGCTGCACCGCCGCTTTGCGAAAGATCGCCTGCGCGGCGAATGGTTCAACGCCTCCACTGAGTTGCTGAGCTTCATCGAAAGCAACGCCGTCCGCGAGACAGTGCAGAAGCGATTCGAGCGTCGCTTGTCTTGGCAGATGGACGACCGCAGAGAGCGAGCGGCGGCGTGGGAAGCTGGCGCACCGCGCTATAGCCGATATGGATACGGCGGACGCCGGTTCACCAGCCGATCTCCACGCACCTACCATGTTCACGGCCGGGAAAATAGCGGGCTATAACGGACTGCAACAGCCAGCCGTGCTGTGGGGACCAAGTGAAGCGCTTCTCAGACGAATATTGGGCGGCCGCCGAGAAATGGACCGGCGACATTACCGCCTCGACTTTGGGCCGTCTGTTCGCGGCCGGGCTGACTGACCCCGAAAGAGTGGCGGCCATGACAGAGAGGGAATTAGCCGTCATCCCCGGCATCGGGAAGAAGCGCGTAGCCGAACTTATGGGGTATTTTGGACGGATAAAGGGCACTCGTCATTAGTCGGGGTGATTTCCTCTGCCGCCCGTTATCTGAGGTTATGCCCGATAACATTGGGCTTCCTCCCGATTCTCTCCAGGGCTAGAATAGCGGCGCTGCGGCGGCGTTGAAGGAAACGCACATTTTCCGTTCAGTTGCGTCGGTCGTCGAAGGATCGGGATCGCTCGGCAGCGGAAGCCGGGACTGTAAAACGGACCGAGCCGGTATCAAGCCCGGCCCGCAGCAACAGTTTCGCTCGCAAGAGCGTCCGATGTTGGTGTAGCGGCGTGGATGGACACGCTGACGCAGATAGACGGAGGGAATTGATCTCTGCAGCCCTGCACAGGGTGGGAACAAACATGTGCGGTATCCGGGCAACGCCGCGGGAAACGCGGATCACTCGTTCACCGGGGTAAACCTGACAAGCCCTCGCAGCCGAAATGTGATAGGCCACACCAACCAATAGAGCGCCCTCGGGAAACCGGGGGCGTTTCTATTTTAGAATTACCCAAGTTGCACAGGATTTATCGGCACTTCCGCGTCGTCGCCCTCCGAAAATCAGCGTTTTGTAATTCCCATGGCCTGAAACGAAAAAAGCCGCCCGGTTAGGGGCGGCTCAGTTCGGAGGTCTTCACGGTACGCGCACGCACTCAAGTCAATGCTTCGGCACCGGCGGCGCTTTGCTGAGTAGATCGGTTTTCATCGCGCTCCCCGAGCTCGACCCGACCCAATATCCGACCACGCCCGTCGCCATCGTCGTCAGCGCGCCGAGCATGATGTAGACGAGGCTTTCCTGCCCATCGGGGATTGCCTTGGTCAGGACCATGCGGAGCACGATGGCGAACGTGACCAGCACCAGCGCCGAGATGACGGCCGAACCCCATGCGAGGGGCGAGCCCGCCTGGGCCAGCGCGATCGTCTGAGCGCGGGCGTTGGCGACGTCGGCGATGCGCCCCATGATTTCGTCGTGCTGCTGCTGGCGCTCGGCCTTGTCGGCATCGAGCCGCGCCATGGTCTCGTCGTGGGCGAACTCGGTCAGCTTCGTTTGCAGCGCCGCAGCGGTGGGGCCGTCCATCTTGGTCAGGGCCGATGCGAGGGCGTCGTGATCGGTGCCCGGCACGCCAAGCACCTGGCCGGCGATGTCGGCCACCTTCTGCACCGCATCGCCAGTCTTGTCGCCCAGGATCAGATTGGCGAGGAACGGCGCGGCCTGAAGCAATAGGGGAATGAGCGGCATCTAGCCCTCCAATATCAGCACGGCCACGCGGTTGGCGCGGGCCTTCACTTCGCGCGCCCAATCCGAATCGAGCGCTTCACGCGAGGCGGTGTCCCAATCCCCGGCCTGTAGAGCTGCGAGCATGTTCTTGAAGCCCAGGAGCTTCTGGACGCCCATAAAGCCCATGTTGATCAGGGCACGCTGGCGGCCGTCCGACAGGCTCTTCCACCAGGGGAGCGCCGTGTCGAGCTGGGAGGCGACGGAAACGATATCGTTGGCGAGCAGGATCTTCGCCTCTCGCTCCGATATGCCAACGCCCTCGAGGTTGCGCCCGACGCCGATGGTGAGGATTCCGCGCGTGTCACGGTAGGGCTTGAGCTTCAGTCCTTCGTCGCGGATCAGTTCGTTTTGCAGGGCGGCGAGGTCGAAGTTCATTTCCACGCCGCCTGAATGTGATCGCTGAGCCACGCGACCGCCCCGGCAACCGCCACTATCGCCGCGCCGACCTTGAGCAGCAGGAACCACGCTCCTTTGCCCATGTTCATGGCCTCGATCACCGTATCGAGCTTGGTGTCGATCGATTGAAGCCAGCCCTCGGCGCCGTTCATCCGCGCTTCGAGGGCGGCGATGCGCTCCTCAGGCGTGCTCATGGCGCGTTAACCTTTTCGTGCTCGGGTATTGGAGCCATGGCTGACCTCGCGTAAGGTTGGCTTTGGAAGTCCCCGGCCGTCGTTGACGCGGCGGCCGGGGGCGCTGAAGGGGTGACGCGATGCTGTTCTGCGTTGGGCTCTTGACCGCGACCGTTCTGCCGTTCGCCCTGCTCGGCGTGTCGGCTCCGGTGTCGCTGTTCTCCGCCCTGGCGGCGCTGGGCGGGACGCATGTGCTGGCGACCGCCTATCTCTTCACCGATCCCGACGTGCGCCGCTACGCCGCCGACAACCCGTGGCGCTTGATCGCGCTGCCGGCGGCTCTCGCGCTCGCCGTGACCGCGCTGTTTCTGGCCGTTCCAGGAAAGCCGTTTTTCGTCGCCGCGATGCTCACTTACCTGCTCTGGAACAACTGGCACTTCGGCGCGCAGAACGTCGGCGTGGCGTCGTTCATCTCGCTCTACGAGCGCGGTCGGCCGCTCGATCGGATCGAGAAGAGCGCGATCAAGGCCGGAGTGGTTGTCGGTCTGCTCGGCGTTCTCAAGGCCATGGCGCCGGGCTATCTGATCGGCGCGGAATGGATGCCGGTGGGGCCTCGCGCGACCCGTGCTATCACAGTGGCCTACGACGTAGGTGCGGTGGCGGCGGCGACCATGGCCGGAATAGCCGTGGTGCTGGCGCTGCGAGCGTTCAAACGCGGTCATTTCCTGACGGGCGCCGCGCTGTTCATCGGCGTCACCTTCATGTTCGCCATGTACCTGACCGACGACTACGTGATGGGCTTCGTCGCCTTCACGGTCGCCCACGGGCTCCAGTACCTCATCTTTCTCGGCGCGCACGGAGCGGCAAGATCCGCGCGCCGCTACGCGCTTCCCGCACTGGCCGCGATCATGCTCTTCGCGTGGCTGATCTGGTCCAATGCGGGCGCACTCCGCACCGCCGCGTTTCCCGCTGCCGGACTCGCGATCATCTATGCCCTCGGCATTGCTCACATCTGGCTCGATCAATGCCTGTGGAAGATGCGCGAGCCCACCCGGGCGCGCTGGATGAAAGATCGGTTCGGCTTCGTGCTTCATCCGACCGCCGTGTAGCCGACCGACAGCCCGCCCGTTGGGGCACCGACTTTGGAATAGGTGATCGTGAATCCGGTCGGGTTAATCGCTATGGAGCCCAAAACCCAATTGCCGAGAGTGGTAGCCCCGACGATGGGATTCGATGACGCCCAATTGGCCTTGTGAACACCGGCGTCATCATATTGGAACAGGCAGTCACCGGCCCCCGTCTGGTCGCAGTCGCCGATCCCCATCTTGTCGTTATACCAGCAGCGGAACTCGACCTTCTTTGGCTGGAAACCGACGTTGATTGAAACCGGCGGCGGCACAGCTCCGGCCATATCGTAGAAGGTCGTTCCCTTCTTGACCTGGATTGATCCACCCACAGAGGCCGTTTCGCTCACGCCCCACAGCTCGACGCGGCCGCGCATCGGCTGAAGATTGTTCTTGATTCGAATGCCCTTGACCGCCGAGCCGACGGCCCCGGTCCACCGCCCCCAGACGAGATGCCCGAACGGCATGAGATTGTTGGTGAAGATGCCGCGGCTCAGCACGCCCTCGATGGCGGTGTCCACATTCAGGCCGGCGACGACACCGGGGGAGCGGACGGTCAGTTTCCCGCTCAGGCCCTGATAGGCGTTCTGCGCGTTGTCGAGGCTGATGTAAATTCCGGCGTTCTCTTTCGAGTAGTGCGCCAGATACATGCGGAAAGGATTGGTCGGATCGTTTGGCGGGTCGATCGGTGCATAGGCGTTGCAGGAGTAGCCGATGCTGGAATGGTAGTTCGGCCCCGCGTCGAACGTCGTTCCGTCGGCCGAGAGCGTCAAGACGAATTGAGGCCCGAACACGGCCGGGTTCATCTCCACCAGATTGTCGAGGTGAAGCTCATACCGCTTGTATTTCGCGGGATCGAAGCCGGTTGTGAAGGTTACGTCGGCGAGATTGCTGCCTTCGCGGAAGTCGATGAGTTCCTTCGTCATGGCTCTAGCTCGCCGGATAGATGCAAAGGATGTTGACCTGAGCGTTGCTCAGATTGGCGTTTGTCAGAGAGGTGCCATCCGGCTTGAACAACTGGAGGGTCACTGTGTTCTTGATGGCGATAGCCTTCGATCCCGTCGCCGCTGCGGTGTTCGTGTAGACAGTGGAAGGCGTCTGCGCATAATCCTGGTTAGGAACAGTTACCGGCAGCCCCGTGATCGTGGCCGCCGTGGTGTCCGCCGTAATCGGGTAGTGCAATTGCGCGTAGGCAAAGATCATGTTGCCGGTGCGCGTGTATTTCGCTGAAACGCCCGTGAACGAAAGGCCGGCGCCCGAGCCATCGGCGGGCGTCCACGACCCGCCCGTGACGATCGGAAACGCGATGTCGGACGGGTCCGCCGTCGCCCCCGTGTTGTTGCCCTTGATGGTGTTGGCCGCCATCTGCGCCGCCTTGGCGTTCGTCACCGCGTTGGCGGCGAGCTTCGCGGTTGTGACCGACCCATCCGCCAGCGGCGGGCTTTGATCGATGGCGGTCCACGTATGCGTCTCGGCATCGGCGACGAACACCGCAGTTTCGTACTGCGTGATGATGGTGTAGCTGGCCGCGCCGTTGATCGTCTCGGCTCCGCTCGCGGCGACGATCACGTTGCCGGTGCCCGACCATTTGACCGCCGCGCTCTTGAAGCCCTCTGGCGTGGCGAGGCCGGAAATCAGCGGAAGGGTGATGGTCTTGTCGGCGGCACCCGTGGCGACGCGCAAGAGATCGCCGGCGTCCGCTTCGACCACGGCGTAGTCGGCGCTCTTGTCCTGGACGGCCGAGAACATGCCGGAGGCGAGGATGGCGGCAGCGGCGTTCTTGCTGGCGAGAGCGGCCGCGGCCGACGCCGCCGCATTGGTTTCCGACGCGGCGGCAGCCGCGGCATCCGCGGCGGCGGCGGTTGCCGACGTCGCCGCGCCCTCGATGTCGGACAGGTCCTCGGTCGAGACGGTCGGGTTGCCGCTAGCGTCGAACGCCAGCACCTTGTTCGCGCGCGTGACGCTCGCGGGCAGAGTCGGGTCCAACGAGGCGCTGTCGGTCGTCGGGAATCTCAAACCGCGTCCGATTTCCTCATCGAGCAACTGCGCCTGCATGGTGAGAAGATCGAGCGCCGCTTCCACCGTGGTCGACGGGAAAGAGCCGCCCAAGGGAAGGGCCGAACCCTGCGTGAGCGGCGGCTTGCGGCGGATCACCAGCGTCTCGCCCGAGGCCGGTGTGTAGTCGGTTGGGCTGGTGTCGACCGTCAGCGTGCCGCCGTTCGCTTCTCCGGCGCCGGTCAGTGTGTATTGCGTTCCGTCGGTCCAGGTCGTTTCCGTCCCGTCCGACGCCCGCAAGACCACCTCGATATGGCTGTCGGCGTTGAACTTGAACGGGATCGCGAACGAACTTGTGGCTCCATCGCCAGCGTAGGAGACACGGGTCGTGGTCGAGGAAAGCGCCATTGGCTTTGCTCCAAAAAGAAACCCCCGCGGATGCGGGGGCGTGGTCGGGTGGTGGGGCTAGCGGACGCCCTCGAAGAGACGGCTTCCGCCGCCTCTCGGGATGGCTTGCGAGGGCCGGATGATGAAGTCCTGGCCGTTCTTCTTGACGCTGCGCTCCATGCGCCGGAGGTAGCCCGGATTGAGACTTTCCTGCAGCTGGTAAAGCACGAGGTAATCGAGCGCCATGCGCGTGTAGAAGAGGTTGGCGAACGGCGTGTTGCCGATCACGGCGCGAACGAACTGCGACCCGGCATTCTCGATCTTCGCATCCTTGCCGACGGCGGCGTTCTCAGCCGATCCACGAAGAGCCCCGAGCACGCGGGCGAAGTCGCCCACCGAGCCCACCGCCGGTCCGGCCACCGTTTCAGCCAGTCCTCCGCCGAAGCGGTTGTATTCGCCGAACAGGAAGTCGCCGTAGATGCCGAGCCCGCCGCCCTGCTGCATGGCCGAGGTCCACGTCGCGAGAGACGTGGGATCGAGCGGAGTGCGGCCCTTCGCCACCTGCTTTGCCGACTGGCTGAGATATCCCAGGATCGTCGAGGCGACGATGAGGTGAGCGATTCCCGCTGCGCCCCCTCGCCGGAACTCGCGGGTCAGGTGCCGGGACACGAACGTCACCGGGAAGGTCTTGAACTGCATGAAGAACCGGACCGCCTCGCCCAGCGGAGTCCCCGGTTGAGAACCCATTCGGGTGATCGCCATTTCCCGGGCGCCGGGGATGGTCAGGGCCTCGTCGACCTGCTCGGCGTAGTAGGAGCGAAGCGAGTTCTCCAGATCCTTCCGGCTGAGGCCGTCGAGTTGATCGTCGGCCACGCTCGCTAGCATATCGGGGGTGAGATATTGCACCCCGTCCGCGGCGCGGGTGTCGGCCCTGCGGAGAACGTTCCATTCCTTCTCACCGATGCCATAGCGGGTGAGATTAGTGCGGAGGAGCTCGGGCAGTTCGCCGAAGGCCTTCTCCCGGCTTCGCGCCAGGTTGCGGGCGAGCATCAGCCCGACCCCGGTCGTGTGCGCGTCGGTCCACCACGTCAGCAGATTGACGCGGAAGAAGTGGTTCATCAGCCGCGACATCTGGCCGGCTGGCGAATCGTTGACCGAGAAGCGATCGAGGACGCGACCCATCAGGCCGTCTACTCCCGCCGCCAGAAGATCGGCGATCTCGCGGGTCTCGCCCTTGGTCCGACCCTCGAACAGACTCTTGAGCCCACCGGCATAGGATTCCAGCAACCCCACGCCGTTGTGTCGTAGGGTCGCGGCGCGAGTGGCGAGATCGGGAAGGGACGAGAGAACAACGCCGCCCAATTTCGCCATGCTGACGAATGCCCGCACACCAGCCGCGTTCTGCGCCAGGCTCGGGTTGACGGCGATGTTCCCCGCCCCGGTCAGTTGGTCCATCTCAGCCTTGATCCGCCAGCCGTTCAGCGAGTCCACGGCCTTGATATCGCCTCGCTCCTTGGCCTTGAGGATCAGCCGGTCGAGATCGGCACGGAACGCAGCCTCGGGATTGGTGCCCCAAACGTCCATCAGGGAGGTGTTGCGGGCCGCTCTTTCGAGCCCGTGGAACACAGCCTCAAGGACCGAGGACGATCCGAATTTCGCGTTGTAGTCGAACCACGCGTCCGCGTCCTTGAAGTGCAGCTCGCGCTCCTGGGAGAGGCGCTTGGCGAGGTTGCCAGGCCCTTTGAAACCGCCGAGCGCATCCTGAGCCCCTTCGCTCTTCAGGTGATTGCCCGAGGCGAGGTTGGCGTAGACCTTGCGGAGAAAGTCGTCTCGGTCCTTGACGTCGTTGAAGGTCCGCTCGTCGAGAAGAGGAACGATGGTATCGCGCCAGGTCTCAAACCCGGCCTTGCGGATGCGGAACATGTCGTGCGATTGCCGCACGATGTACCCCGCCTCCTTGCCGATCCACGCCCCGGCGTCGTTCTGCATCTGCCGGGCGGATTCCTGATAGCGGTGGATGATCTCCGCCGCATCGCGGGCGAACTTGTTGGTCACCTCCGGCGAGGAAATCTCGGACGGAACCCCACCGCCGTCGTTCAGGCGCCATAGTTCCCGCGCCACGTCGCGGTCGAAATTCGCGTCGCGCGTCACCAGGGCATCGAGAACGCCGGCCCGGCGAAGGTCCGCGATCAGGCCGCCGACCAGCTTCTGCTCGTAGCCGAGTTTCAGGGCATAGGTGGAGCGGGCGAAATTCTCGCCCTTGCGTTCCGAGCCGACGTTAAGGGCGGAGATCGCGAACGCTTCCTTGCCCGCATTGGCGTCGTAGAAGGTGGCGCGCTTCTTCTGGGCGAGGATGTTCTTGACCCGGTTTCGCTTCTCGGTGATGGCGGCGATTTTCTCTTCCTCGGCCATCTCACGCGCGACGGCGGCAAAGGCCGCTTCATCGCCCTCGAGCGGATGCAGCCCTTCGCGCAGACGACGGCGCCGGACGATGTCGGTGAGGATGGCGTCGAGGTCGTCATCCGACAAAGCTCCGCCCGCCGCCTGTTGGATGGCGGAGAGGCACGCTTCAAATGCCATGGGATCAGCGCTCGCGGATGAAGATGAAATACCAGGGCGCCCAGACCAGGGCGATGGTGCCGAAGAAGAGAACGGACAGCACCGGGATCGTCACGATGTCCGGGGCGGTGCCCAGGTAGCCCTCAAGGCGCGTGACAACCGCACCGCCCAAAGCCGTGATGCAGATGCTCAGCGTGAGACAGAGGACGATCTTCATGCGCGCCCAGCGACGCAGGAGGCGGCGACGTCGAACGCCCGGCCGAGCGCATCGGCTTTCTGGATCATCTCGTCGGCTTCCCGAAGCTCCGGCACCTCGCCGAGAGTATGGGCAGCGTCCAGCCTTTGCATGTCCGCGTCAAGCATGGCTTGGGCATTGGAGATGGCCTTGGAGGTCACGGTGCGGCCGGGGGCGGCATTGCCCTCCGGCGCCGGCTGCCCTACTTTCTCGCCCTGGACGGTCGTTCCGGCGTCAACAGGGCCTGCTTTGCTGCGGTCTAAACCCTGAGGGGCGCTGGCGGCCGTCCAGCGAATGTCCTCCGCATTGCTCCGCGTGTCACCGGCCCTTCTCGCGACCCGCAGGATCGCCGCGGCGGCTTCGGCATCCCGGGGATCGATGTAGCCGGCGACGCTCTGACGGACGATGTCGGAGACCTTGCGAGAGAGGTCCGCTCTTGCTCCGGCGCGGACTTCTGCTGCCTTGGCCTGTTGGGCGCTGACCATGCCCGCCGCCGAGTGATCGGGGGCTTGGCCGAGATCGACCAGCGACGGCTCCGCCCGGATCGCCTTGAGATCGTCCGGAGTGGCATTCTTCAGCAGCGCGAACCCGCGCTCACCGGTTTTGCCCACTCGTACAATATCGACCGCCTCCCCCTTAAGCTGCTGCGCGACATAGCGTTGGGCCTGGCGCTCGGTATTGAGGAGCAGCGGGGTTCCGTCGGGGTTGCGCACCGGCTCGATGACCGTCTGGCGAACCAGGACGAAGCCTTCTGGGGTCTCTCGTACGTCAACCGCTTCACCGGTCCGGCGCTCCAATCGAGCGGCGACCCGGCCCGCCTCCTCCGCCGAATCGTATCGTGTGAAGCCGGAGACCCGGTCGGGCATCGGCACAAAGACAGGGGCCGCCGTTCGGACGGAGGGCTCGGTGGACGCCGTTTCTACGCCCCGCTGAAGCGCGCGCTCTACATCGGTTCCCGCTCGCGGGAGACCGCCCAGCGCCGTTCCGGACATCAATTCCTGCCGGAGGAAATACGCCCCGACATCGACCGGCCGGCCTTCCGTGATTTGCGCAATAGCGCTCCGGAGCGCGTTCTCGCGGTCAACGGGAGGCAAGTCCTCGACGGCGCGTGAGAACCCGAACAGACGATCCCGCACAGCGCCCGCGGCGCCATGAAGCCCGGCGCCAATTACAGACCCGAAGGCGATGTTCAGAAGGCTGTCGGTGGCGTCGTAATCAGCCTGTTCCTGCCGGGCGGTGTGGAGGACGAACGGCTCGACCATCGCAGCACCTGCCGCACCCTCCACGGCGCCGACGCGCAGACGAACTCCAAGCCTTCCGACGGCCGATCCGGCCCGGGCCAGCATGGAGGCGTAACGGGCCTCGCCAACCACCGGAATGAAAGCCGAGGCGACGTTCAGCGGATCGAGGGCAGAGGCGAGGAGCCCAGCGCCCGTCGCTGCGACGAACTGACCGACCCCGCCCTGCGCCCTGCGGAGAACATCCGCACGTTGCAGCTCGTCCCGCTTCAGGCGATTCAACTGCTCGGCAACGGTGTCGGCCACCGGCGCGTCGAAGGTCAGCTTCCCATCGATCCCGAAGCGATCGTTGGCCTCGTCGGCCGAAAGCATCTTCGGCTGCGGAACATCGCCGCGCAGTCGAGGATCGATCAGGCGCCCTGTGTTGGTGTCACGGAGGAAAGCGCCTTCGGGCCGGAGGCTGTCGTCTTGGAGACCTTGGGCGAGCGCGGTTTCACTGGATCGGAACGCTTCCCGTCCCAGGCTCGCGGTCGGATTGCGGACAAGGCTTTCCTCGAATGTGGCTCCGGCAACCTCGCCCGTCGAAGACGGGATCGCATCGACACCCTGCCCGGCCAGCGCCCGGTTGGTCTCGATCGGGTCGGTGATGATCCCGGCCATCAGCGCACCTGGATCAACTGACCGGTATTGGGATCGGAGATGTAGCCCGAATCGCTCGTCGAACGATAAGACGGAGCATCGGCGAACTTGAATGTGACCCGTGAGCCGTCCTTTTTCAGGACCGGCTGCTGGTTCACATCGAGGAGGAGCCAGCCGTCGTCGGTCTCGTTTGTGACCCAGGTCCCGCGGCGGGCGGCGGAAAGGGCAATCTCCTTGCGGCGCTCCGGCGAGAGATCGGGACCACCGCCGGGATCGGGAAGATCGTCGGCCTTCAGACTGCCGAGGATTTGATCGGCCGCACCCTCGACGATGGCGCCCTGTCCGCGCGGAACCCGCGCGTTGTGGCTGTCGTCCTGAACGAAGTCGTACTTGTCGCCGATGAGGTCGGAAACAGCACGGCGGGCCGCATCCGCAGGGCCCATGGTCGCGGCGTAGCGGTAGGCGAGGAGGCTTGCCGACTTCTGGTAGCGGTCGGCAATCTCCGCTCCGTTCGGGGCGTAGGCGAGCGAGGATCGAAACGCCTCCATGCCGTCGGCCACGCTGTCGTCGACGGACTGAGCATCGGGCTTGGCCAGTCCTCGGCGCAGGGCCCCCTTGTCGTTCGCCTCCACCTTCAGGGCTTCGGCCAGTGACTTCCGCGCAACGGGATTGTCCGTGGTCGCCAGGACGCTGTATTCGGGCGGGAGCTTCGCCTTCACGAGATCGCGGTAGACCTGGGGCCAGAGCTGGTCGCCGTACTGCGTGGCCAGGGACTGGATCGCATCCGCCGCGGTCTCCGGCGCGACCTTGGTGATCGTCGCCACCATGCTCTTCGCCTGATCATCCGACAGGGCCCGGCGAAGATGTTCCGGGACTCCGAGATGCTCCTGGGCCGATTCCGACATCGCCACGGCCCGGCGCAAAGCCGCAGGGTCGTTCTGCGCCTTGGCATAGGCGTCGCGAACGTCGTCCGACGACGACATGACGTAGGCGACCGGGTCCTTCTCCAAGGCTGCGTATTTCTGGGTGATGGCCTTGATGGCCAGGTCGCGGCGCTCCGCCTCGACCTTGAACCCGTCCCCGGACGGCTGGAGGGATCGCAGGAGGGCCGCGTCCTCGTCCGGGGAATTGAGCGCGATCGAGGTCCGCTGCTGATAGAAGGTCTTTTCGTCGTCGAGCGCCTTGAGGATGCGCGGCGCCTTGTCGCCATAGGCAGCCACGATGCGGTCACGGCTGAGGCCGATTCCCGCCCCCGTTTCGCGGATGGAGGCGACCTCGTCCTCAAGCTGTAGCTTCACATCGGCCCTGAGCTCCGATTGAGCCACCTTCCGTCCGTTGTCGAGCACGGTCATCATCGACCGGCGGGTTTCCGGCTTGATGTCTTCGTTGAAGCGATCATCCCCAAGGATTTTCTCGGCATCGGCGAACTTCTTCTGCCCGACGAGACCCGAGAACGCGTTGACGATGATGCTGCTGCGCGCCTTGTCTCGTGCGGCCTTCTCCTGATCCGGCCGAAGCGCCCCGGAATAGTCCGCGAGCCCCTCGTCGGCCATGCCGAGGAAGGTGTCGAGGAATGCCGGGTCGCGCGACGCCTGCGCCGACCAGGTGTTGATGCGATCGTCGATCTGGCCCAAGGCCTTCTTCTCGACCGCGTCGAGCTGGACTCTCCCCGCGGCATCGGACATCGCCTGGCTCTGGGTGCCGATCCGGGCGCGGATGCGCTCGTAGGCTTCCGGCGACACCTTGCCCTGGAGGGGGCCGAGAATTTCGTCCCGCTTGCCGTCGAGGAAGGAGCGGAAGTCGGACATGAAATTCGGGTCGGACGGGTCGCCCTCGGTCTGCCGGCGGCGGAACTCGTCCATCCCGGCCTGATCGAACGCCGTCTGGGCATCGGTGGTCTGGGTCGCGTCCTCGAGCTTCTTCTGCCGCTCGGCGACGTCGAACAGCTTGTCGCCGATATTGGCGATTCCCTTGCCGACCGCCTGGGCATTGGTGAGGGAATCGCGGCCGAACGCCACGCCGGGATCGCGCTGGATGGCGACTGTCGGCACATCCGCCGCGGTTGGCGTGCGCGCGTTGCGCCGCCCCGGATCGCCGCCGTCGTTGCGAACAGGAGTCGGGAGGGTAATGGCCATCAATCCCTCACCGAGGCTGGGTCAACATATTGATTCCAGGAAATGTTCGCGGTGGACGTGGGCGATTTGTCGAAGAAGCCCGACTTGCCGCCGCCCGCGATCAGAAGCGAGCCGGCGCGGAAATAACTCCCAGTCTGGAGTGCGCTGCCCTGCGCGCGGGTGAGCGCGGCGCTCTGCTGAAGCCGTGTCGCCGTGACATCGCCGCCGTTCCTGATCTTTAAGGCTTGAAGCTCGACGTCACCGGCGAAGTCCTCCGAGGCTAGCAAGGGAGACCCGGTGTCGAGACGCACCCCTGACCCGCCAAGGATGGCGCGGCGCGTGGCCTCGGCCCGGGCCTGCTGGTCGCGGAACTCGGCCTCGTTCTCAGCCGCCTGCTGGCGTTCCCGATCGGCCTGCTGGTTGAGGATGTTGGCCTGGGTCTTGGCCTGCTGGTTGGCCTGCATCCCCGCGTAGATCGTCCCAGCGGCCGCGACGGCGGCGGCGGCGAACCCCCAGGGCATCAGCGGCCCCCTACGAGTTGGTGCTCTTCCAAAATCTCGACGATCTCGGAACGCATGAGGTTGTGAATGCAGTATATGATCGTGTCGTCCTCAAGGGACTCGAAGGTGTGCTTGACCCCGGCCTTGATGCTGAGACACGTCGGAGCGCTGTGCTCTCCGGTCATCTTTCCGTCCTCGTAGACCCGCACGCTTCCCTTGGCGAGCATCGAGGCGTGCTCGTAGACGTGGCTGTGCTGCGGGATGAATGTCCCCGCCTTTGCGATCCGCATCTGCTTGATGAAAACGCTGTCGATCGTGTGGAACTCGACGTCGTCGGGGGGCTGCTCGGTGGCAAGCACGAGATTTGGGAGATCGTTCATTCCGCCCTCATACATACGATCAACGTCTGCCGCTCGGTATCGCCGTCGTTCACCACGCTGTGGTCGACGAGATTGTTGAACCACCACGCCTCGCCCCGATCCATCACTACGCGCTCGTCTTCGCAGATGTTCACGCACTGCGGATTGGCCTTTAGGGGCACGTAGACCTTCCGGGTGTAGAACTCGGCATGCCAGCCGCCGCGGTCGTGGTGGGTCTTGATCCGGCCATGCGGGGGGATCCGGGTGATGAGAATCCCGCCCAGATGCGTGGCCTCTACCGTCGCCATCAGGTCGAAGACGATCGGCCGCAGCGCCGGCAATCGATCCCACGCCGGATACCAGACCGGGAAGTGCAGCTCGGAAAAGCTCTTTGGTTCGATCAATTCGCTCGGGTCGCGGAAGCGAACCCAGATGTCGGACGTGCCGAAGAACACGTCGTTCTCCGTTCTCTGGCTATGCACATTCCAGAGCCCGGGGTTTTCGTCGAGCTGGCGCTCGACTGCGTCGACGTCGTATTCGGCGAGCTTCTCGAAGTGTCTCATTTCAAATCGATCGTCGTCACTTCCGGCGCCAGCGCCGAGAGGTGGAACGGGACCGGGGCGTCGGACTCGTAGACGATCCGGGCATCGGTGACCCAATCGCCGGCGAACTCGTAATACTTCTCGCCGGAGAACAATGGTGCGGCCGAATCCATGGCGTCCGCGACCTCGCGGAAATCGTGATCCTCGGCAGTGCCGACGCCATCGCTGAACGAAAACACATGGCTATCGAGGAGCACGAAGGTCACGCCGTGAATGCGCTTCTTCTTGCCGACTGCTGTGCCCGCCACCGCCCCGGCCTCCATCTTCAGGGTCTTGCCGCGATGGGTATAGGCGAGTCCGATCTGAACCTTGGAGGCCTCCGAATCGAGTGTGATCTGGCCGGATGACACCGTGGCGTCGGACGCGATCGCCCCGTCGGCCAGCACCTTCACGACCTGGCCCTCGAGATGATCCAGGCCGGAAATCGTCGTCGTCGCCGTGCCGTCGTAGGTGATCAGGCTGTCGGCGAAGTAGGCATCCTTCTGCGCCTCCAGCATGGCGGCTTTCCACTCGTCCGTCGTTTCATAGTCACCTGCGATCGGCCCTTCGAAATCGCCTTCCATGACCTCGATGTAACGCTTGGTCGAGCCGTTGATGGTGCGCTTGATGATCGCCCAGACCTCGTCGCGATCGGTCGAATCGGCAATCTGCCCATCCGCTGTTCCGTTGGCGCCGGGGATGACGGAGACGCTTTCCACGACCGCATTGCCGGTTCCGAACGACCCGCCGACGATGTGCCGGCTCCAGCCGACGACGTCCTCCTCGCGGCGATAGGTCATCGACAGCAACACACCATCGGAGCGCACCGCATACAGCAGGCTGTTGGGCTCCTCGGCGAACGCCATCTCGACAATGCCGCCCTTGGTGATGTGCTGGGCGAGCCGCGTCATGTCCTCGGCCTTGTAGCCGTTGGTGGCGAAGTCGAAGGACGATTCCCTGACCTTACGTTTTGCGCGCTGGACGAACAGAACCACGTTGCCGACCCGGATTGGTTGCACTTGAGCGCAACCCTCGCTGGTCTGGAGACGCACCACGATGTCCGTCGGCGTTAGAACCGCCCCGGTCGAGGATGGCGTCCACTGCCCGCCCACCGTGCCAATCATCAGGGTGTCGGAACCCGGCGACAGCCAGCGGATCGCGTGCACGTCGTCGGCGGAGATGGTGTAATCGAAGCCGTCGTCGTCCTCGACCGTGCCATCCCAATTGCCGGAGGCGTTCGCGCTATCGGGAGAGAAGTTCTCGAAATCGGCGGTCTGCGACGCCCAGAAGGTCTGCGGCTGATCACCGGTATTTGCCGCGATCATCCGCTGCTCGAAGAACGCGCCGCAGGCGGGATAGCCGGTGGTCGCTGACCATGCGCCGAGGCGCCACCGTGTATCCGCCGTCGTCGCTCCGAAGGCGCGCTTGACATCGACCGTGACGACCGTTGAGGACGTGCGGCCGACGATGATGCCCCAGCCCCAGTTCACTCCCGAAGCCGGGTTGTCGATCCGCACCAGACGGCCGATGTCGGTGGCCAAGAACCCCTGCCCGTCGTTGATCCCGGTGACGGCCGATGCCGTAGCCGTAACGCCGAGACCCGACGTCGCCCCGGGCGTGAGGGTCGTCCCGGTGTCGTTCATATCGAGCCAAGGGCCGTCCTGCCACGCCACCTCGACCAACGACCATGAGGTATGCGCGAACCGCTCCAGCTTGTGCACCGGGTAGCTCGGATGGAACAAGTAGAGGACGTCGGCCGACTGAGGGCCTTCGATCGTGTAGAGGTCGCCCTCGGCATAGGGCGTGTCGATCTCTATCGCGGAATTGTCGATAAAGCTCACGTCATCGACGCCAAGCGACTTGGCCGCATTGTTGCGGAAGCCGATATAGATCGTGGTCGCGCCGGCGGTGAACGTGTAGCAGTGGTAGCCGACCTCGAACGCGAGATCGTTGATCGTTTCGGTGCCGCCGTCAGTCGTTCCAACCCGGAGATAGACGACATCGCCGGGGGCTCCGCAGATGCGGAACTTCAGGGTGTAGTCGGCTCCGTTGGTGATCGACGTGACGGTCTGCTGGCGCCAGGCGTAATTGGTCCCGTCGCCGAGGAGGTCCATGTAGCCGCCTGAGTTCCACGTCGAGGCGGCGCTTCCCCCGGAATCCTTGTCGGTCCAGCTCGTGAGGTCGGTGGCGAACGTACCGTTTGAGATCGACCCGGTGATGTTGGCGGCGGTGATCTGGGCCTGGGACTTGTAGAAGCGCATCACTCCCGCGCCCAGCTCGAGCATGTAAGCCTGGGTCGTCGAGTAGAGGAAGCGCTTCAGCCTGCCCTTCACAGCGGAGGATTTGATCTCCTTGACGAAGCGGAATCCCGAGCGCCGCATCGCGCCACCCTCCGCCAGCGGGATCAGGTTTTGGCAGATTTCCAGCGCGTTCGGATACTTGACGAAATCCGTGCGGGCGTGGAGCCGCGGGCTGATCTCGCCGGCATTGATGGAGGGCGAGTAGGGGTTTGCCCTAGTCATTGCCGAACGTGTCGTCCCAGCGTGACCGGAACCCGCCGCGCGACGTCGCCCACGATCCTCTCGGACGTCCCCTGGGCGTCGAGCCCTGGGCATCGGCAGAGCGCGCCTTGCGGGCGAACTCCTTGGCCTCTTCGGCGCAGGCCTGCTGGAGCGTGTTGCTGCCGGTGAGATCGACCGCCATCGCCTCGGCGAGTGACCGTGACAGCGCCCGGCGGAAGTCGGGCGGCATCCGGTTCGGGTCCGTCACTCGCGCGGTGTAGACGAGGTAGATATCGGTCGCGGAGGACAGGAGGACGTTTTGACCGTCCTGATATTCCTCGCTGTATTCGACCGTGCCCACGCCAGCGTCGTTGTCGAAGACAGACACGGTGCGGATCCAGTCCGACGGCAGCGCGTAGGCGAAATCGAAGCCGAACGAGGGCACCTTGGAGAGCTGCGCGAGCTTGACCCGCCGCTGGGCGAAGTTCCAGTAATGCGAGCGCAGCAACTCGTCGCGCGCTTCCACGTAAAGATCGTTGGCGCAGTTCGCCGATTTCGTGCCCTGGGTAAAGGATGTGATCGTGTTCGCGCCGAGCCGCCGGAGGGCGGCGTTGGCGATGCCGATGTCGGTGGCCATCGCGCCCTCCTAGGTTCCAGATTTCAGGCCGCGACGGGCAAGGGCGCGTCGCCGTGGGCGATTCGGTGCGCGGTTTCCTTGTCGGTCAGCTTGGCGACGACCTCGCCCTTGACAATGACATCGTGTGTCTTGGTCCCGGGGTTCCACTTCACCTCGCCGGTCTCCTCGACGTACCGCTCATCGGACTGGGCAGAGGCCGCTTCGGTGGCCGAGCCGAACTTGAACGTCCAGCGCTCGCCGCAGGGACGGACGAAGACGTGCGGCGCCTCGATCGCCACCACCATGGCGTCGAGCACCGCCAGAACGCGAGCCTTGCGGAGCTCGGCCAGCGTGTCCTTCTGGACCAGGCGGATCGAATCGCCGGGAAGGAGATTGCTTCGCAGCGTGTCGAAGTAGCCGTCCTTCAGGCATTCCGAAAGGTTGTGGTCGCAGGTGTAGGTGAAGACCTTCCCTGTGGTGCCGTCCTGGGGATTCGTCAGGTGCTGGTGCTTGGCGTGAAGGGTTGCGTTTTCGCTCATGTCTGGTCCTTGATCGAGAGGATGGAGCGGAGAGCATCGGCGACGCTCTCCGGGGTGATGGCGGCCATGGCCTCGGTGCAGTGGGTGCAGGGCTGACGACTGCCGCACGGCGCGCCACCGGCGAACAGGCTGACTTGGCCCTCGTAGCCGGTCTGACGCGGCGAGATGAAACCGCCGAAGATGACCACGGCCGGCGTGTTCACCGCGGCAGCGGCGTGATGAAGGGCGCCTTCGGGCCCGATGTAGGCCGCAGCGTCCCGAATGAGCCGGCAGGCATCGCGGAGCGTGCGAGTGATGATGGATTCGACCCCACGCAGCCGTTGCTTGCCGTAATCGGGCTGAACGAAGCGAAGATCGGGAAGCGCATCGACGACGGCCTGAAACCGAGCGAACGTCCAATCCTTGTTCGCCCGCGTGACGTGTGGCTCGACGACGACAAAACGTCCTTCGGCGAACGGCTCGCGCTCAGCCGCCGTGAAGTGGATTTCTCCTGGCTCGAGCGGGCCGATGTCCTTCCACACGAACCGGGACGCCGTTCGGGCCGGACAACCCGTCGCCGCGTAGTCGATGTAGGGCCGGCAGCCGGACGCATTGACGATCCACTGCACGGGACGCTTGGAGCGTATCTCAGCCGGGCTGGCGATGATCGGGTTGTGCCAGAACACCTCGGACCAGTAGAAGCGCCGCTCCTCGTTTCCGATCGCTACCTTGCGGGTTGGGTCAAGCCGATAGACGCGGCGCGCGTGCGCCGTCGCCATTAAATCGTCGCCGAGTCCCATTCGAAGATGTAGTCGCCGGAGATGACGTGGCGGACGGCGAATCCCAGATCCTTGAGGAACGGGATGGCGTCGGTGTCGCCGATGCCGAAGTGCCGGCCGTGCCCCGGTTTCTGCTCGACGCAGAGAACCGGCTTGTTGCGGATCAGGGTCTCGCGAGCTCCCTTGAGCACCATCAGTTCGAAGCCCTCGCAGTCGATCTTGATGAAATCGACCTTCGTGAAGGCGAAGCGATCGAGCGGCAGCATCGAAACAGCACCTGGACCGCCGGGCCGGAGAACCACGCGGGTATCGCCGTGGCTGCCCTTCGTGGGGGTTTCCATGCCGACGTTGCCGACCTCATCCCCGAGCGCATATGGGGCGAGGTTCGCGTTCGAAAAATCCTTGAGGTTTGCCAGCCAGCACTCGCGATAGCGGGCCACCGGCTCAAACGCGACGACGGTGTCGAAGTCCATCGCCATCACCCGCGACCACTGACCGACGTGGGCGCCGACGTCGATCGCCAGACGACGGGTGCTGCAGAGCGCAAGGGCCGCCTCATACTTTCGGTACTGGTACGTCGGGAAGCCGTCGCGCTTGTGCAGCCCGGACCGCTTCATCCATTGCGGCAGATGGACCTCGTTGTCCGGCAGCCAGACACCTTCAAAGTCAAACATGGAGATCGCGCCAGCACTTTCCGGACCGGATTTCATCGACGGTCCACTGATTCGCGGCCAGTACGGCGGCCCACTCGTCACGGGTATCGGGGCGCCGCGGCGTTTCGATTTGCCCGAGATCGGTTTCGCCCATCACCCGTGCCGCGCAGTCGCCGGTCACGAACACAGGGATACCCTCGAGCAGGGCCTCAACGGCGACGTTCGACGTGAAGGCGACCACACACCAAGCGTCGCGCAGGTCCTCTGCGAGGGAGCGCCTCGGTCCCGACGCCGTCGGTTTGGGACGGTACAGAATTGGCCGGTCGGTCACTTCGGCAATGGCGGTCACGATGTCCCAGAAGCGCGTTACAGGGCGCTCGCCGCGAAGCTCGAAATACGTTCGGCTCTGGCCGATGACCAGGACGTGGCGGCCGGTCGTACGCCATGGCTTGATCGCCAGCCCGAGGGCTTTCCAGCGGTCGTAATCGGGTCGCCCGATGCCGGAGTGCTGAGGAGCGTTCCGGGTGATCCGGAAGTAGCCGTCGAAATGGCCGGGCCGGAAGTACCCGTTATCGACGTAGTAGTGATCGAGGCCCCGGGCCTGGCAGGCCTGGAAGATCGGCAGCGTGTATTTGCTGACCCCGTAGAACGCGGCCGGCCGGTTGGCCACGAAGCGCGTATCGACGAGATCGCCGCCGCACCCTTCCGCAAAGGCCTTGCCCAGAACCAAGGAGGGCTCGCGCCCGGGCGTGACGTAGAAGGCGGGCGGAGCGATCGCCATGACGGAAATCGCCCCGCCCTACGGCTAGTCGGAGTTGACGACGGTAGCGCCGAGCAGGTCGTTCGACAGATTGACCGAGCCCGACGAGACCGCCATCACGATGTGGCGGCCGACGGCCGAGATCGTGCCGGTGCGAACCGCCGTCGTCCACACAACCACCTCGATGACGTCGCCCACGGCGAGGTTCACCGTGTCGTCCGAGTTGTTCATGTAGCCGTCGCCGTCCACCGTCGCCAAAGCGTCGGTGGTGTCGTACCGGTACAGGCCGTAGCCGTTGACGCTGGAGACCAGCGCCAGGTTGGAAGCATCGAAAGCCATTGAAGGCCTCCATCAGTGAGAAGTGGAAGAAAGACGCAAACGAAAGACGGGCGAGGCCGAAGCCCCGCCCGCCGTCCCGTTAGCTCGTGGCGATCGCCGCGGTGTCGTCGAGGTCGCCCTCGATCACGCCGGTGTCGTCGATCAGGCAGGCCTGACCGGACATCATGTGGTTGACGAAGTGCGCCGCGCGGTCACCGTGCCAGGTGATGTCCGCGCCCACCGCCTCGTTGCCGGCGACGTTGCCGGCCGCCGCCGCGATGGCGTAACCGACCGCCGTCTGGTGCCAGATGAAGTTCTTGGCCGTGGCTGTGCCCGCACCGGGGAGGCCGGTCTGCATCTTCCACTTGATCCCCATCCAGTCCTTCCAGCGGCCGGCGCCCATGGTGGGACCGGAGACGAAGGCCTGACCGGCGGCGTTGACGTACTCCGCACGCTGGAACTGATCGAGCAGCATGAGCTGGGACCAGTAGCGTGCCGTCACCGCGGCGTAGACCTGACCGTCGTTGGGGACGTCGTTGGCCCACGCCGACTCCGCGAACTGGATCGCGGTCGCCAGGATGGAAGCCTTCGAGGTCACCGTGAGCGTCACGGTGGACTGAGTCGTGGTGTCGAGGACCGTGGTGATCTGGTCGTCGACCTTGCGGCCCAGCGCCATCGCACCGCCGGTGGCGATCGCGTCACGCTCGTTGATGTTGGTCTTCGCCTCGTCGAGACGGTCGACCCAGTCGCCGGCGTAGAAGTCGGCGAGGGTGCAGCTCGGCGCGGTGTGGTCCTGGTTCATCGGCGTGATGGTGCCGTGACGCGCCTTGGTCGTCGCGACGCCCTTGCCGATCTTCTGGAACACCGCCGTGGAGCCGACGACGTCGGTCTTCAGGCGGCAGGCCTCGCGGAGGTAGGAGCCACGACGCTGGAAAACCTCGTGGACCTTGGCCTCGTAGGAGGTGATGAACGCGGTATCGATGGACGTGCTCATGGGAACACCTTTTCCCTTGGTTGGTGGGATCAGGCGTCGCCCTCTGGAATCCACATCGGGCCGGGCGGGAATCCATTGCTGGGGCCGCGGGCCGTGCTGCGGGGCTTCGGGAACGCTGGGGAGGATGCCGCTGGTCCGGGGCCCTCGCGGGGAATCCGGCGCTCGGCGGCGGTTACGGAATGGGCAGGATCAGCCGGCCGGTCCGAATGGGGTTAGGCGGCGCGACCGCGCGCGCCGACGACGGGCTGATTGCCGTTGCGCTTGGCGATCAGCGCCTGCTCCTGCTTGTAGAGCTCGTTGGCCTTCTTGCTGTCGCCGGCCGCCTGGGCATCCGACTGCTGCTTGCGAAGGTCGGAAATATGCTGGTCGATGGTCGCACGTTCGCCCTCGGTGACCGTTCCACCGAGACCGGACTCGCCCATCTCGCGGCCGAGCCGGGCAAGGGCCCGGAGCATCGGGGCGCTGTCGAGCACGAAGCGGCCGCTCTTGTCCTCAAGACCACGCACGGTCTCGAAATCGGCGCCGAACAGTTTCTCGGCGGCGCGGTTCGCATAAGCCTTGTTGGGCTCGTAGTCGGCGCCCCATTCCTTCTTGAGCGCGGCGTCGGTCTCGTTGGCGTAGCGCGTGTCGGCCTCGAGTTGGGCTTTCTTCTCGGCTTCGGCGTCCTCGGCGAAGCTCTTGACCAGTTGCGCCGCGACGTCGGACGGGACATTGGCGGCGTGGAAGCGCTCGGCCCACTTGCCGCGCACCGCGACAACCTCGGACGACAGCTCCTTCCCCTGCTCCGGCTGCGGGAACAGCGCCAGGTAGGCGTCCTTGGTCTCGGGCACGCCGATCTTCTTGCGGTACTCGGCGATCTCCTCGGGCTTGGCGTCCCTGCCCGGAATCACAACCGCCGTCGAGCGCAGGCGGTCAGACTGGGACCGCAAATCCAGGTTGCCGCGGATCACGTCGTCGAGGCTGTTGAAGCGGCTCGCGTGCTCGCGGAGCTTCTCGTCGGTGATGCCGGTGCGCCAGTCGGCCTGCTGTTGCTGACCCTGCGCGCCCTGCTGCTGTTGCTGCTGGCCCTGGGCTCCCTGGGCTCCCTGGGCTCCTTGAGCCCCCTGGCCTTCGCCACCGGCGCCCTGAGCGCCGCCCTGGCTCCCGTCGCCGGAGCCTGAACCGCCGCCGCCCTGGGCGCCGTCGCCATCGGCAAACAGCATGCGCCGAGCCCGGAAATCATCATTGTTGAAGAGCAACATGCGTCAGTCCTTTTTCGCTGTCGTGTTCGCCCGGACGGGCTTTGTGATGGGCTCGCGGGTGACGGTCGCGAGCAGCCGGAGCGCGTAGTTGCGCTCGCCCTCGTGGATCGCCATCAGCAAGGGATCGATCGGTGAACCGTTGGCAGAGGGTTTGAACATGTGGCCCCAGGAGAGCAGCTCCCGGAACACCCGCTGACCGTCGTCGGAGCCGAGGAAGACCTTGCGGAAGTCCCGGTAGCGGTCCATCGGCGTGTAGTCGCGCGCGGCCGGCAGAGAGGTCGCCATCCGCAGCAGCGTGGCGGTGTCCTCCGGGGTCTCCTCGACCGTGGTTTCCTCGGCCATCAGGCGGCCTTGACGCGAACCTTGGGCTTCTCGCCGGGATTCCCGGAGATGTTCCAGCGCTCGTCGATGACGCGCCGCAGTTCCAGGCAGCCGTCGGCGCCAAGACGCTCGACCATCTTCTCGAAGTCGATCTCGATCTCGCCGTTCGACTTCTCACGCACGCCGAAGTTGGCCTTGAACGCCTTCACGCGCTCGAGGGCTGGCTCAAACTGGTTCTTCAACGTCGCGAGCTTGGCTTCGGCCGATTGGGCCCGCTCGATCCAGTGGCTGTCGTCGCTCATGTCGTTTCCTTCGGTTTCGCTTAGGCGGCGGTGCCTTCGACCGCGCGCTTCACGCCCGGCACATCGGCGGCACGGGCCGCGAGATCGACCGCCTGGCTCGCCTGCGCCATGCGGGCCTGCTGAGCCTGCTCTTGCGCACGGGCCTGGCGCTTCTCCTGGACCTTGTCCTTGCCGACGACGATCGTGTGCGGCACCGACCCGGCATCGGCGGTGAAGCGCGAGTATTCGTCCCAATCGACGATGTCGAGGTGCGACGGGTCTTGGGTCGCTTTGGCGATGTTGATCTGGTCCTGCACCCACAGACGCGCCGCGGCCGCCTCGACCTGCTGGCGGATTTTCTTGACCGGGCTCTCGTACTCGAAGCGGATGCCCTGTCCGGCCAGAACCTGGGGGATCGGGGGAAGCGCTCCGGCCCGCAGCATGACGCTGAATGTCCGTTCGACGATCGGCGCCGTGTAGTCGGATTCCAACCGCCCGAACACCGGACCGATCTCGCGGATGAACTCCTCCTTGCGGGCCCGGACCTCCTCGGCGGTCATCTGCGGCCCTTCGACGGGAAGGTTCAGCACGTTCTTGAAGAACGCCGCGAACACCTGCTGGCGCTCGTCGTTCTGCATGTCGCGGGTGATCGGGAGATTGGCTCCGGTCTCCAATGGGCCGACCGGGATCTTGCCCATCTGCTTGGCGAGATCGGCGTTGTAGTAGGTCAGGCCGCCTGGGAACGAGTTCGCGCCGTCGAAGAACCCGTCATCCGGTACGAGCAGCGGCGGGTCGGCCGCGCGTTGGCCGGCGATCAGGATGGTCGCGCCCATCGCCTGCAGCGTGTCGGCGTCGGGGAGCGCGATCATGCCCGGCGAGCGGCCGTAGGTCTCGCCCGAGCTCGTGTCCCACCGGGGCACGGCGAACGGGAACTCGTGAAAGCCGCCGACCTCGACCTCATTGCTGGCGGCGAGTTCGATCCAAATCGACGCGAATGGCAGGTTCTTGGCCAAGAGCGCATCGGCCCGGCCCTCGGCGCGCGGCACGACGCAGTGCAGCATGATCACATCGTCGTCGAGCTTCTTCTCGACGATCTTGCGACGCACCCCCTCGGACAGGGCCTCCTCACCGAACCGCTTCACGAGTTGGCGAACCTTGAAGCAACGCTCGCGGAACATCCCCTCGGCATCGCCCTCGTCGGAGAAGAACGGCACAGCGCTTTTGAGGTGGAGCGACTGGAACAGGAGCCCGTCCTTCGCCGCTCGCTCACCGGTGTAGATGATGCCGGTACCGAGAACGACGAGATCGAGATCAACCTCGCCAGTGGCCTGCCGGAAGCGGGCCTTCGGCTTCAGCATTTCCTCGATCATGCGGTCCTCGGCGGCGGCGAGCCATTCCTTGGCCTCGTCGCTCTGGCCGACCCGGTCGTCCACCGTCTTGATGAAAAAGAACTTCTGCCCATCGGGGCGGAGGAACCCGCCGGTCGCATTGGCCAGACCACGGGCGGCCTGCATCGGCGTGCCGTCGAACAGGTCGTCGGTGCGCCGCTCGCCAGGAACCGTGTCCGACACGAAGCCCATGCGCTGCGGCAACATGACCCGCGCCAGGTCTTCCCACTGCGAATCGAATTGCGAGCGGGCGCCCTTGAGCGTGCGGTAGCGCCCGATCAGGTCTTTGGCGCGGTCGCTGACGGCCATGGCTCAGTCGCCGAGGAGCTTGGCCGCACGGGCCTGGGGACGGGACAGATTGGCGTCGCCGAGGCCGTTCTGGTCCGGAGGCGTCAGCAGGGTCGCGGCGCGGCCCTTGCGCCGGAGCTCCGACTGCCGGAGCTTGTCCTGCGAATCCTTGATCGCCGGATCGGTCTGAGTCGGTGGCGGCGGCGGAGCGGGCGGCGGAGCGGGAGAGTCGAAGCCGGGGAGTATCTGCATCGGCGCCCTCGTGAGGAATTTGAACAGTTGAAACGGCGTCAGCGCCCAGGTCCGCAGGGACAGGGCAGCACGGACCAAGCCGACGCAGTTGGCGGGAATGAACGGGCCGCGGATCGGAGATGAGCCCGGCTCGGTCTCCACCACCGTGTAGCCGTTGTCGCGGTAGAAGGCGGCGAGATCGAAGGTGCCCAGGGTCAAGACCTCGAACTCAGGAACGCCTTCGCGGCCGTCAACCTTGATCCAGTAATCGCCGGTCCTCAGACACACGAAGCAATGGCCGAAGCCGGGCTTGAGGAACCGGGACAGCGGGTGATTGCCGCCATCGGAGAACACCACGAGAGCCCGCGCCTCCGTCCGTTCCTGTTTCGGCTTCGGCTTCGGCTTCGGCTTCGGGCGGCGACGAACGAACTTCTTGACCATCAGTGGACCGTGCGCGTTCCGTTGCGCAGCGTTTCCAACGCCGCGTCGGGGCCGAGCGATTCGATGTAGGCGTCGGCCTTCTCGTCGCTCAGGACGTGGTTGGCGTCGGGGTTTGCCTTCGCGTAGGCCGCCTTGGTGACCGCGCGCAGGCGTTCCAGGTCCTTGGGGTCCAGGTCCATCAGGAACGAGGTTTCGATCACCAGCCGCTTGCGGCCGATCACCGGGGCCTCAGCGACAAGCAACCGGACGTTCGGCCCGGCGATGTCACGCGGAACCGGGGGAACGCGATGCTCGCCCGGGCGCTTCTCGGTGAAGGTCATCGGTCCCGTGACGATCTTGGCCTCCTCCTCGGCGCGCTTCATGGCGATCCGGCAGGCCTCCTCGAAGTCCGCCCGCGCCTCCGGTGTTTCACGACCGTCGAGCCAAATGGCGTATTCGAGCATGTCGCCGGGCTTGCAGCGGAGAGGCTGGTGGGGCTTCATTCGAACGCCGCCTTGAGCCACAGCCAGCGATACCGGATGCGCCAGCAATAGCGCACCACAAGGCGAGCGCGCCAAGTGCGCCAGCGGGGGATATCGGCCTCAGCGAAATGGAAGACGACGCCTTCCCGCGTTTCCACGGAGCGCCGCACAGGGATGCCGGGATGCCAGCCGACGCGCCGCAGAGCCGCGTCCTGCGTCAGTGCAATCATCGTCGGGCTGGCGCCGCTGTCGCATGTCCCGTAGGTGACGAGAGCGAACGGGTTCACACCTACCTCCAGCACCGATGCGGGGAATACTTGCTGTTCGCCACCGTGGGTCGCGCTTTCGGACGCGCCTCCGGATCGTGGTTGATGATCGCCGCGTTCGCCTGGTTGCGCTCGGCGACGTACCGGGCGAGCGAGTCGGCGTCCCAGCCGTTGCGGCGCTCTGCCTCGGTCGGCTCGATACGGTTCATCAACCTCTCCGGAACCGGTGGGGCGAATAGCTGCTGTTCGCGCGAACGGGCCGCGCGCCTTTACGGAGATCGTGCCTGGGTGGGTCCAGCAGGGCATACACAGCGGCGTCGCCGAAGTCTGGGGACCGGCCGAGCCGCTTGATGATGTCGGGCTTGGCCTCGACCTGGATTCCCCGGGGAGTCAGTTTCCAGCGTGGAGCGCACAGATCGGCCCGGAGCGCCGAGTGCGGAGGAAGTGCAATCGGAAAATCCCCGGCCGGGTCCAAGGCCTCGCGCATGCGCCAATACCACTGCGCCCGCAGGTTGTAGAACGAGAGCTTCCCGGATTTGTCGGTCTCGTAGCTCGGCTTCGAGCCATCCATGGCGATGACGTTCAGGCCCTGGCCGTCGAGATGCCCGAAAGCCTCACCGCCCGGACCGATGACATCAATGCATGCCGGCGCGCCGTCCCGCAGCGTGGCGACAATCAGCCCGGCCGTGATGCGACTATCCGGCGTCTCCGCACCGGGCTTGGCGATCGGCTCGCCGAACCAATCTCCGTAACGAGGCTGAAGGACCGTCTGATCCTTTCCGCCCATGGCAACATCCACGCCGAGGGCTGACATTCGCTCGCGCGGCTTATCAGGCGTCCAGCGATCCTGGGCCGCCTTGACCCACGCCGTCGGAATGACCTGCCAGGGGTCGTCCTCTCGGCCGGCGGTGAAGTCGCCCCGCAGCATCTGCGAGCGCAGGGGCTCCGGAAGCGCCTGCAGCGTCGCCTTGTAGCCGGTGGCAACCAAGAAGGGGTTGTCGTCGATGCTCGACGGAATGAACGTCCGCGAACGAGGGGTCATCAAGTCCGCGCCGACTTTCACCGGCTCAGGCCCTTCGACTTCGATGTCCTTTCCGTGCTCGTCGGAGACGAACCAGCGAAGCTCGCCCGGGAGCGCCGGGTTGGGATACTGATCGTCCAGCCACGGCGCCCAGAACCGAACGACCCACTCTCCCTCGGCCGTGGTTGGAGGGTTCGTGGCCGCGACGATCCGGCACCGCTGCTTTGGATCGGTAGACCGGTTCCAGGTCGTGACGTACCGGAACTGCTGCTCGAGAAATTGTGTCAGCTCGTCGAAGCCCATCAGGTCGAACGGGCGCCCCTGATAGGCGATCTCGTCGCCCGCATGCTGCATGCCCCCGAGCCGGATCAAACGACCGTCGGGAAGGTTGAACCGGGGCGGCGGTTGAGCGTTGTAGCCGTCGCGGGTCTTGCGGATTTCCAGGATCCGCTCGATCAATCCGGACAGCTGCGTTGATTCGCGGCGAAACAGAATCGTTCGCTTGTGTCGGGTCAGGGCCAGCCCCGCAAGGAGGTCGGTCTTACCTCCACCCGCAGCCCCGCCGTACAGCATGATATCGGCCAGACTTTCGTAGGCCTGCTGCTGCGGCGTCGGGATCGAGGGATCGGTCAGATTGATCAGCGGCCGCCACGGAACCGCCTTGATGTCCGCGGCAATGAGTTGGTCCACAAGAGCCCGCTGGTCCTCGGGCAGCGTGTCGTACCGCGCCACAAGGTCAGCGATGGCATCCAACGATCAGGCTCCGGTCTTCCCCACAAGAAGGGCCGCCAAGCGCTGCTGGCGCTCGGTCGGAGTGAGAAGCGAGACATCCTCGGTCTGGATCGGCGCGCCGTTGGGGCCGGAGTGCTCGTGCTTCTCCGCCAGGAGGCCATAGAGCTTGGCCTTGCCGAGAGTCGCTGAAACTGCCGCGCCCGCTTGCTCCGCCGCGTGGGCCAGCGAACGGTCCTCATCGAGCTGTGCGGCGATGGTCTCGATCGTTACCTCGGTCTTCTTGGCGACTTTGCCGAGGATTTCTCTCACCCTGTCAGCGATCTTGTCATTTCCTTTCAGGCGCGAGGCGTTGCCCGCGTTGGGCTTGTACCCAGCGAGCTTGTAGGCCTCGTCCTGCGTCTTGCCCTTGGCAAGCTCCTGAGCGAAGCGCTCCCAGCGTGCGTTGGACAGCACGGGCATGGGGCCTCCGGAAATGAAAACGCCCGCGCGGAGGGTCCGGGCGGGCGCAGAAAATCAGAGTGCGGATACTGTCAACCGGGATGGGGAAAATGTCAAGTTGGGTAGTGACGCGGTAGTGTCCTAATTTGACACTGCCCGCTCGCGCATGCGCTTGGCGTAGTCCGCGAGGGCTGTGACGATGGACGCACGGGCGGCAGGGGGCGACTGGTAGCGATCGACAACGACGTCGATCACCGCTTCCAGCACCCGGCTGTGCCCCCAGTGATTGGCCCACGGCATGTACGTGTGCAGATGAGCCCACGCCAGCGCATCGGGGATTTCCGGCGACCGGCCTCCCCCACCGTTGGCGCTCGGCAGCTTGCACATCACGGTCCGGGTCACCGCCATGTAGACGGCGCGGATTTCCTCGGCCGCGGATTCGAGCCGGGTCTTGCCGCACAGGCATTCCCGCGCCTCGTCGCTGTCGAGCAACAGGGCCAACGGGTCGGGCTGGATCTTCGCCAGCGTCTCAGGAGTGGGCCCCCACCGCTCTTCCCGAATGACGGCGGGACGCTTTCGATTCCGCCAGCCCTTGCGCTTTGCCATCAGCATCCCCCTTGCTCGGGCCGAATGTGGTGCAGCCACGGCGTCCCGCCGCAGCAGATATCGCTATCCACAGCCGCGCGGACAGCCTTTTCGATGACGGTGCGCGGGGCGACGTCCATCTCGCGGTAGGCGAGGCCGGCACCGATGGCGTAATCCCCACCGCCGCCGCGCGCCCACACCTTCCCGTCCGGCACGCGAACGATGCTTCCGCGGCCGTTGATGTCCCAGACGCCATCGCCATCAGCGGCGATGAAGGCTTGGTCGTAACCCTTTGGGCCGCCGTCGCGCTCGGTGGATGTGCTGTAGCCGGCGCGATCCATGCGTTCACGGATCACCTCCCATAGGGCGGACGGACTGTCCGGGCAGTACCCAGCGCGCTCAAGTTCATCGAGCAGGTTGAGCGTCGTCATGCTGCCGCTCACCCCAACCCACCACCGGCCGAGGCTCACGAACTTTCGTTCGAGCATCAGCGGCGTATCCCCGACCGTCACCTGCCGGTCGCTGCCGATCCACGTTCCTTGACCCGGGAGGTGCAGAGCGCAGATGACCGTCATGCCGCACCCGCTTCATGGCGCTTCGCCGTCTTGCGTCCCCGCCGCGCGGCGCGGCTCGAAATCACTTCGCGCATCGGCAGAAACGTCGTCACGCAGCGATCGCGCAGATCGTACAGGGCCACGACGGCGACGCCCCGATACTCAAGCGCGTGGACCTCGCGCCCGTCCCGTTGCCGGCGCGTCAAAACGGTTTTCCCGGCGCGGATGATGCTGGCAATGGCGAGCAAGTCCCAACGATCCAGCGTCAAACCATAGCGCTCGCGGGCCCGCTCGATCGCGTGGGTGTTGATGGCGCCGGTCATGCCGCCCCCTTCGTCGCCTTGAGCTCGTCGATGATGGCGCGAGCGGTCGGGTTAAGGCCGTCGTCGGGTTCGGATGATTTGGCGCTCGCGGGCGGTCCTTCGCGCAAGCGGGCACCGATCCAGCTTGCGAGATCGGCCACGCCGCCGGGCACAGCGTCGGCCGCCACGAATAGCCCCCACAGCCGGCGGTCGTCGTTGCGAAGCTGCTGGCGCCACTTGCCGATCATCCGCCGCACCGCGTCCTCGGGCTTGCCGGTCAGCCTGCGAACGAACGCCACGCCGTGGCTGAACACCGCCTTGCCGGGGTCGGTGACCGCGACGAGGTTCAGCGGGATCACCGTCAGGTCCGGTTCGGATTTCGGCTTCGGTCGCTCGGCAGGTGGGTCCTTCGGAAACAACTCGACCGGGGCGCTGGCGCCCGTTCCGTTAGGAACGGAAGATTCTCCCTGTCCCTGTCCCTGTCCCTTGGAGCCTGTAACGTCGTCTGTGACTGGTTCTGTGACAGACGTTTCTCCGTTCTGTGACAGAGGTTGTGAGGTTTGTTGTGACTGATCCTGTGACTTTGATTGTTGCTGACCGCGTGACAGGCGCGCCTCGCGCGCTTTGCGGGTTCTGTCGCGTTGCGCCTTCTTGGCTTCCCAGGCGTCGATCGCCTTTTCTGCAACAACCGGATGGTAGAGGCGCCCATCGCTGCACTTCCGGAAGCCGCGGAGGGCCCCCGCCTCGCGCAGTTTCATCCAGCTCTTCACGTCGCGTCCGTAGCCGAGGAGTCGAGCCAGCACTGCATCGTCATCAGGCAGGCTGGCGGCAGGGATTTGATGCCAGGACGCGCACCATGCCAGGACGGCCGCCCGGAACACCTCAGCGTCCGGAACGGCGGCAAGATCGCTGTCGCGGAGTCGCACGACATCGAGGGGCATGAAAGCGAAATCTCGCAGATCGCAGTCAATCGGCGTCAACGGAGACGGTTCGGTCAAAGGAGCCCCCCAACACTTTCGTTCGGCGCGTCGGCAAGGTTGCCGAAGCGGCAGATGCTGTCGTCGTAGTAGAGATCGATCTTCCCGATGGGCCCGAACCGGTGCTTTGCGAAGATCACCTCGCAGCGGTTGCGGGCGAGATCGAACATCTCGGAGTGATCGAGCTTCGCCTGCGGGCTGGCCTTGGCGCCCGGCGGGTTGCGCTCGAGGTAGTATTCGTGACGGTAGAGAAACATCACCGTCACGGCGTCCTGCTCGATGGATCCGGAGTCGCGCAGGTCGGAAAGGACCGGCCGCTTGTCCTCGCGCTTCTCGACCTCTCGGGAGAGCTGCGAGAGAGCCAGGACGGCGGTGTTGGTTTCCTTGGCGAGCTGGACCAGGCTCCCGGTGATATCGGTGATTTCGGCCGTGCGATTGTCGTAGCGACGGTCGGCACGGACCAAGCCGATGTGGTCGACGACGATCAAGCCGAGCTTTTGCCGCCGGCAGGCTACGCGAGCCTGAGCGCGCATCTCCGCCACGGATGGGCGGGCGCGGTCGTTGATCAGGATCGGCAGCTTGTCGATATCGCGCTGGGCCCGGATGAGTTGCTCGAAATGGTTGTTATCGACGGCACCCTTGCGCAGCCGGTCGATATCGATCCCGGTGACGCGGGACAGCATGAAGGTGCTGTAGTCGTCTGCGGTCATCTCGGCCGAGAAACACGCCACACCGAACCCCGCCTGTCCGGCGCCGAGCATGGCATTGGCGGCGAGCGAAGACTTGCCCATGCTCGGACGTCCAGCGAGGACGTAGAGGTTGCCCGGCCGCAGTCCTCCAAGACGCGTGTCGAGGTCGGAGATACCGGTGACCACGCCTTGCGGCCTCCCCTTCTCCTTCCAAGCCGCTTCGATGCCGTGGAGCGCTCCGGCGACGCCCTTGGACAGAGGCGCGAGCTCGCTGTCGGTCGTTCCTTCCAGTACGGAATCGAGGTCTTTGCCGATCGCGGCAACCGTGTCCGCAGCCGATTCGTTCGTGGCTGGGACAGAGGCCCGTTCCATGCCATCGGCGCAAATCGTCATCACGCGCCGGCGCACCCACAGATCGGTGATGATCCCGGCGTAGCCTTCCGGACGCGGATCGATCATGTGGCCGGCGAGGCGTGCGAGATAGACCGGGCCGCCGGCGTCCTTCATCGCGGAGTCGGCTTCGAACAGGTTCTTCAAGGTCACGGGGTTGGCCGGCGTACCCCGCTCGATCAGCCGGGCGATGGCGGCGAAAATCCGTCCGTGCAGAGGTTCTGCAAAGTGCTCAGGCTTCAGTTTCCCGGCAACGCGGTCGTAGGTCTTGTTGTTGTGGAGGAGCGCTCCCAACAGGCGTTGCTCGGCGGGGAGGTTCGCCAGCGGAAGAGATTCGGGAAGGGCGGCGGTACTCATGCTGGGGTCCTCTTCACGCGAAGCCGATTCGGAAGTCCGAGAGCGCGGGCGCGCTTCGTTACCGCTTGCCCGTGTCGCCACCCACATTTGGCCGCGATGTCCGCCGTGGTCAGGGAGCGATCTGGCCAGCACTCGCGGATAATGCGGTCGACCTCACCCAAGTCCCGCGCCGCGGCGTTGTTACGAGCCGGCAGCTTGAGCCGAGCGGCGGCGGCATAGACCGAGGTGCGGCGGGCGAAGCCGAGAGCTTTGGCAATCTCGATTCCGGACATGCCTTGCGCCCACAGTCGGGCGAGCTTCGCGTCGCGGGCGGGATCGACTCGCGGGTCAGACTTCGTGGCCTTCGCCTTCGCCACCGGCGCCGTCTGCCGCAGGCCATGTTGGGAATAGCTGAACACTAGGAGACGGGCTCCTCGGTATCGAGCTTCAGCTTCGGCAGTTCCGCGTTCCTGAGTCCGTTCAGGATCGCGTGGCATCGCAAGAAGGCGACCGAGCATCCCTTCAGGGCTTCGGCCAAATGCGCGGCGAGGCATTCCTCGGCGGGCGTAATGGGCTGCCCGACCGTGTTGGTCTCTTGGTGGGCCCAGGTGATGAGGTCGGCGGGGGTCATGCGGCTTCACCTCCGAACAGCGGCAGGTCGTCACCGCGCTTCTTGTCCTCCGGCACCTTGGCGACCTTCTCGCCCTCGGTCAGTCCGCCCTCGCCTTGCGCCCACGCGATCCGGCGGCGGATGTCCTCGACGTATTCGGCCTCGCGCTCGATCAGGACGGCGCGGAATCCTTCGGCGATGCAGGCGACGCCCGTTGAACCGCTGCCCGCGAAAGGATCAAGGACCAGTCCGCCGGGCGGCGTCACCAGCCGGCAGAGGTAGCGCATCAGATCCACGGGCTTAACGGTCGGATGCCTGGAACCAAGGCGGTCGTTCGCGTCGGCTTTGGCGGAGTAGAAGAACCGGGCGGCGGAGCCGGAATCGCCACGGGGCTCGAACGTTTCCCGCGGGCCGTAATCGCCGTAAGTGTTCACGCTGGACTTCGGGCCATGCTGCGGGCCTACCGTGGCGCGCTGCCCCCCAGCTTCAGGAAACGCCGCGACCACTTCCTCGCTACCGTCGTGGATCACGTTGGCGGGCCAGCGGCCATTTACCGGGCGCGGCTCACCGTCTTTGCCGAGACCGTTGTTCGTCTCGTTCCAAGTATTGCCCCCAGCCCCAGCCCCAGCCCAGCCTGTAGGCTTCTCTGCGTCAACACGGCACCCGTCGATATTCAGCGCCCCGGTGCCGTGCTGCAGCACGTTCTCGGCGACGGTGCCGATCAACGGCTTGCGGGCGAGGACGATGGGCTCCCATGCGGGCTTGAGGGCTGTGCCCCAGCCTTGCCAGTGCGCCGCATCTTCCGTCGCTGGGGCCGTATCGCAGGCGGTGAAAGTTACATCCTGCTTGCTGTACGCGCCCTCGCGCACGACCGTTGCGCCCGGCTTGATTCGCTTCGCGGTGTAGCGCTCGCGGATGACTTCGCGCTCGGCGCCCTCGGCTTTGTCGATACCCTTGCTAACATCGTGCGACTTCGGAAAGCCCGAACCATAGAGCCAGCCCACCTGATCGCGGATCTCAAAGCCCGCGTTCTCGATCGCGCAGGCGAGGCGGTGATAGGTCCGTGTGCCACCGAAGGCGAGAACATGGCCGCCGGGCTTGAGCACGCGGAGCACGTCGCGCCAGAACTCGGGATCGAACGCCGTATCGCCGGTGTCCCACTGCTTCCCCATGAAGCCAGCGGAGGCGCGGGAATAAACGTCGCCGTCTTTCGTCGGTGCGCTGCCCGGCTTTCCGAACCGCTTCTGGATCGAGACCAGCGCGTAAGGCGGGTCGGTGACGACCGAGTCGATGCTGCAGTCGGCGAGCCGCTTTATGACCTCGCGGCTATCACCGTGCGCGACCTTCACACGATTCGGAGGCTCAAGGCCCCAATCTTCGGGGAAGCCGGACGTCATGCCGCTCTCGCTCGAACCGGAATGCCGAACTCAGCGAGCGCGGCGATCACCTCGTCCAAAGAACGACAGACCAGCGGCACCGGGCATCCGGCGGCGCGCAGACGCATCGCGCATTCGCGCTGGGCGGGAGAGAGATGGCCCGTCGCGCATTTGAGCTCGATCCAGCATGCGCGACCGTTGTGAACCAGGCACAGATCGGGAAGGCCGGCACGTCCGCCGAGCCGCTTAAAATCGCGCTGCGCCTTGAACCCGCGCTTGCCCTCGTTCACCGGATGGAACCAGAACACGGAGGGATCGAGGGCGAGGGTCAGATACTGCGCGACCGAGGCGTGGAGTTGGGCTTCGGTCACGCCAGCACCCATACCGTGATCATCTTCCCGCGCCGCCCCATGCGCCTGCGGCCGGACTCCTTCACCTTCGGGATGTGACCTTCCTTGGCAGTGGACAGTTCGCTGAAACGCGGGCGAATGCTGCCGTCCTCTTCGCCCAAGGCATCGGCGCACTCATCGCAGGTAATGCCGTAGTCGCCGGCCTTGGTGACTTGATCGAGAACCATGACGCGCAGCCGGTCGGCCCGCTTCTTCACCGAGCGCGCGGCAGCTTCGCTCGTGCCGCAACGCTTGAAGCCAGGCGCGTCTGGATAGCGGTCGCGGTAGGTCAGGAGATCGGGCAGCGGATTGTTCATGCGGCTGCCCTTATGAACTCCGCCGCGACTTCGGGGACGATCGCGTTGCCGTAGGCGCGCAGTCGTCCCACGCGGCCGGATACCCCATGAGCCAGCGGCTGAAGGCCGGGTTGAGTGCGCCGCGCTTTTCCGTCGGTGCAGGGGAGCCAGAGGGCGTCGGACCAGAAAGATGCGCTTGATCGTTCAGCCGAACAGCGTGCCTTCCCTCCAGATACCGCTTCGCCTGTCCACCCCGATCCCCGTCGCCCTTCTGCGGCGATACCCACCCCGCCACCAGGTCCACCGTCTTGCGGCTGGAGTCCGTGTTGCCCGCGAATCGGGCTACATGCTCCAGCGACACTGTGTGCTTCCTTCCATCGAGCGTTCTTCCCGTCGCGCTCATCTTCGACGGGTCCACGCTCCGGCCTCCGTTCGGGGTATTCGGAGTCGGCCACCCACCACAGTCGTTGCCGGATGTGCGGCGCGCCGACGCTCGCAGCGCACAGATCGGCGGCCCCGACTCCATAGGCCAATGCTTCCAGGTCAGCTCGTACTCCGGCGAGCCAGCGGCGCCCAGGCGCGCTCGCAACCTGCTCTCCAAAGACGACTGGAGGCGCGCAGACGGAGATGAGGCGTCGAAACTCGGGCCACAGATGGCGCTCGTCGGCTTCGCCTTTGCGCTTGCCGGCGGCGCTGAACGGCTGGCAGGGACAGGAGCCGGTCCAAACAGGTCGAGTGTCGTCCCAACCGGCCAAGCGGAGGGCGAGCGACCATCCTCCGATTCCAGCGAAGAAATGGCATTGGCTGTAGCCGCGGAGGTCATCGGGCGATACCTCCATGATCGAGCGCGTGTCCACGTCGCCTGGCGCGATGTGCCCAGCCGCGATCAGGTTCCGCAGCCATTGAGCGGCGTAGGCGTCGATCTCGTTGTAGTAAGCAGGCATTCACCCCATCCTCGCGGCGCCGGTGCGCTCCACCACGGAGCCGTCAAACTTCTGGCGGTGGGATTTGTCGAAGCCGCGCGAGCGAATGACCTTGCGGTTCGGCCGGAACGTTCCTTCGGCCTTTGCCCTGATCCTCCTGCCCTTCGCAATCAGCTTTATGTCGAGCGCGGTCTTGGCCTTGTGGTGCGCTTCGCAAAGCGGCTGGAGATTGGCGGGCTCGTCGTTGCCGCCGAGATCGAGCGCGATGAGGTGGTCGAACTCGAATGGCCCGGTGGACATGCAGCCCGGATGCGCGCAGCGACCATCGAAGCGCGCGACGACTTCGGCCTTCACCTTCGTGGAAAAGCGGCGGCGCTCCATTACCCCCGCCTCCCCTTAAGATCGCGCCCGTCATCCCTCTGCGCCGTGGTGTGGACCGACGTAGAGGCGATGATGGAGGCGGGGGAATCCGTGTGACGGGATGCGGCGGAAACGGCACAGGTGCCGCTTTCGTGCTCGCTTTTTGCCACACATCCGAGAAAATTTTTTTGAGTGCGCGGGTTGCGCTCGAGATACGCGCCGATTTCGTTGGTAGATTTCCGAACAGGCCTGCCGCGTCCACCGGGCCGGTTCCACCATTCAAGCAGTTCGCGGTCGCCCTTCTCGTCGCGCAGGCGCTCGATTGCATCGGCCTCGCGCAGCGTGAAGTGATTGGCGAACGGGAACATCAAGCTTGGTCCCCCTCTTCCGGCAACGATGCGGCAAGCTGCTTGATCTGCCGCAGCATCTCGACGGCCTGCGGCATCAGCGGCGATTCGAAGCCGAGCCACTTCGCCACCAAGGCGCGCAGCTCCGGCGTCTGTTGCGCGGCGAGGATGAAGTGCTGCCACCCGATGCCGGTCTCGCCTTCGCGCAGGTTGTAGACGTGGCGCGGGCGGAACCCGAACTTCGGCGCGACAACCTTGGCGGGCTCGCGGCGGGCGATCTCCCGCAGCACCGGGCCGCCTTCCATGTCGAGTTGCGCGATCGCGACAGCCGCGTTCATTGACCGCACTTTTCGGTAATTTGAATTGCAGGACATTGCATCGCTCCGTGCGCTTTCTTCTGGGCGCAACGAAGCGGAGCTTGAGCAGAGCGATGAACGACAACGACACGACCTGGCGCACTCTTGGCAGCGTGACCGCCGGACTCGTGGAGAGGCTTAGAGAGGGGCGAGCGGCGAAGGCTGGGGGTATGGCCCTCGCCGCCCGTATCTCCGGCACGGCCAGCGGGGATCGAGCCAGCGACGGAGAGAACGTTGAGGAAGCGGTCCCGGTCCGGACGTGCGGACCAAGACGATGAAGAATGCGCCGGCGCTGACCCGCTACCGAGCCACGCGATCATGGATCGCCCACGGCTCCACAGCGTTTTGCTTTGCGGTCGACGATGGAGAACTGATCCGGGTCGAAGTCGACCGCGAATTGACCAAGCTCCTGCGGGAGAAGATTCCCGAAGACTGGTGGCCGTGCTGATGTTCCCCCGGCGCGCCATGGCTAGGCGGCCTTCCCGCGTGGGCGGTTTGGCTCGGCGGCGTTGCCGCCGGAGGGCTCCTGCGGTGCCTCTGGATAAAGGTCAGGGCGGAGTTGATGGCGCGTGATCTTGCGACCGGTCGCCTCCTCGATCTCGAGGACACGGCCGCGCGGCACCTCATCCCACTGGGAGAGCGCTTGGCGCGAGCAACCCAGCAAATCCGCCAGTTTTTGAGTGCCGCCCACGATGTCGGCGGCTTGCTGAACAATTTCGAGCATGCCCCCTTGTAAACCATGCTTTACGACAATGCAAGCATGCTTTACAGCGCCGTCGCCATAGTCCGGCCCATGCAACAGCAACTCACGCTCGGGCAACGGATCAAGTGGGCTATCAGCGAAGCTGATATGACCCCCGCCGACCTCGCGCGCGCGCGCAAAGTGTCGCGGCAAGCCGTAAAGCAATGGCTGTCCGACGAGACGGTGCCGACCGGCCCCAACCTTGTCGGCATCGCCATCGACACCGACGTCGACCCCCAATGGCTGGCCACAGGTCGCGGTTCCCCCATGGGAACCACCAAGGGATCGCACGTGAAGAGAGGATCAGATAAATCCGAATCATCTGTGGTTGAAGTGAGTCATCTGCATGACCAAGCTGCGGACTTGGTTTTAATCCGTGAACTCGACGTTAGAGCGAGGTCGGGGACAAGCGGAGGGCTGATCGACGTGGAAGACACCGATGAAGCCACAGCAACGGTCGCAGCACACGGATTCCCGAGCGCGGGCTTTCGTCAGCTTTATGGTGCGGAGCCTGATCGCGTTCGCATCTTGGAGGTGGTCGGGGACTCGATGGAGCCGACCCTATTTCCCGGTCAAAAGGTCATGGTCGATACGCAAGACCGAGCGCCGACGCCGCCGGGGATCTTCGTAGTCTTCGACGGCTTCGGCCTAGTTCTCAAGCGCGTGCAGTACGTGGCCCACTCCGACCCGCCGCGGGTCAAGATCAGCTCGGACAACAAGGAATACGATCCTTACGAGCGCACCCTTGAAGAAGCACATATCCAGGGGCGCGTGATCGGCGGCTGGAGGCGAATGTGACGCTCGAGATCGTTTTCACCGTCATGGCCGCATCGCTCCTCGACCCGATCACGATGCTTGGCTACGTCGCCGCCGGCGCCCTGCTCCGCAACGCCTGGGCCGCGATCGGTGCCGGGGTCGCCTGGGCCGGCGCCATGATCGCGCTCGTCGCCCATCTCAATCCCGGCTACTCCATGCCCGTCCCCCATGTGGCTGGCCGCCTCCTCGGAGGTGTTCTTGTCACCGGCCTCGTGTTTCTCCTCGCCAGCCTGATCCGAGCTAAACTCCGCGAACAATAACTCGGCTGGCCATTTCTTCCGCGCGCAGCAAAGACCCTGTTCAGGTCAAAAGAAGAGCCGAAAAAGGCTCCTGATTAGCCAAAAATCTTCAATGGGTTAACGACAGAACCGGTTTGCGCCGGGTGAAAAACCGCCTTCCCGTTGTAAAGCATGCTTGACGATAGGTCCCGCCGGGTGTAAAGCATGCTTTACGAAAACGACGGAGGCCCCCAATGCCCTCTTCATCACTCTCCAGGCTCGCTGAACTCGAGCAGCGCTATGACGGACCGATCCCGGCTTCGGCTCGTGCGGCGGTCGATAACCCGCCGTCCGTTTCCGAGCGTATCGCTTTGCTCCGCGAGGGCATGGCTTGGTTCAAGGCCGAGGCCCGGAGGGTTGCGCGCGAGCGCCGCGCCCATCCGACCTACTGGAACGGGCTGACCGAGAACGGCAACAACCTCTGCGTGACGTGGCGCACCTACCGCGATCAGGTGCGGCGGCTTGAGGCCGAACAGGCGGCGGCTGTGCCCCGGAAGGTGATGATGATCTACCCCGGCTACATCGTCAGCCAGATCAAGCGCACCCTCGGCCTCGCCGTCGCGGCCAGCGACATCATGATCGATCAGCACCAGTCGAACGGGCTGTTCGGCATCCATCAGGCGCGCGCCCGGATCAAGGGTGATCCCACTGTCTACCGGATCATCGTCGCCCCGGCCGATGCGCCGATCTTCTGCGGCAAGGTCCACGCGGACCAGCATTTCACCGAGCGCCTCGACGATGAGGCGCGCCCGGTCGGAGAGATCACCACCGAGATCGTTGGCAACTTGGCTCGGGAGCTCGGCTGATGCCGCGACTCTCCGCCCTCCAGATGGAGCCCTTCATGCTCGCCGACGCCCCTGTCCTCACCCGCGACCAGAAGTTCATCGACGACTTCGTGGCCGGACGACTCACCGAGCAGCAGCTTCGCCGCCGACTCAGGCAATTCGGCTGGCACGACTACGAGATGGACGAGCACGTCGACGCGATCCGTGAACAGCGGCGCGACCGTCGCCGGGCCAACATCGGCGCCGCCCTAGTGATCGCCTTGGCGCTCGCGCTCGGCATCGCCCTTCGCGTCGTTCACTGAGGAGGTGGAGATGATCGATCTTTTAACGCCCGTGAAGGTGGGGATACCCGCTGGCAACATTGTCGAGTGGAAGGCCGCCGTTCTGATCGGCCGTACGATCGAATGCCAGCCGCGTTACGACGTCCGCTTGCTGGACGGCGGCTATCTCTCCGGCATTCCCGACACCTTCGTCGAGCGAGACATTCCGGGAGTGGCCGCGTGAAGTACGAAGCCCTTTCCGCCGCCGAGAAGCTCCTGGTCGACATCATCAACGGCGACAAGCAAATCCGCCTGCTCGGCGATGCCCGCTTCGGCAACTCCCTGCAGCAGCGCGGACTTGCCCGCGTGACCTATCCGCCCGGTGAGCCCCGCAGGGTCTGCATCGCGCCCACCCAGCTCGGGCGGAATTGGGCAGCAAAGATGGGGCTGATCAAGGCGCCAGAGAAAGTCGGGAGCGATGCACGGTGAATCGCAAGCGCATGGCGCCGGTCAGTGCCGACACGCCGGTGGCCGGCTTCTACAAGTCGCGCATGGTGCGCGGCGGTCCCTGGGTGCCAATCCGCATCTGGCTTGCACCATCGACGGATCCCGTGACCGGCGAGGAACTCGACCGCTCGCCGACGTGGCACGCCGAGAGACTTGGCCGCGAGATCGACGTCGATTTGGTCTGGCCGTACTGCGCCGCCCATCCGATCGAGGAGTCCGAGTACCGCTTCCTGCTTGCCGATCACAAATGGGCCGTCGAGCACGACCCGGATGCACCTCAAGCATCGCCGCGTAGTCCCATCGATCACATGAAAACCAAACCGATCTTCTAACGGGAGAACACCATGGAAGGCTCAGCGGCCCTTGCGGGCCACAACTCCGGGAACCGGGTGCAGATACTGCGCGATGAACTCGCCGAGCGTCACCAGCCTATCCTTGCGCGCGCCGACGAACTCAGCGCCGCCTACGGGCGGGCGCCGGCTGCGGTGGACTCTGACGACATCGCCGGCCAGATGGCCGACTTCGTGAAGCAGTTCTCGACCGCAATCAAGCGCGCGAACGACGCCCGCACCGCCGAGAAGGAACCCCATCTTGAGGCCGGCCGCGTCGTCGACGGCTTCTTCAAGGCGGTGATCGATGGCCTGGAGGCCAAGAAGCGGGCCCTCACTGATCGCCTGACCGCCTACCAGCGCAAGAAAGCCGAGGAGGAGCGCCAACGTCGTCTGGCCGCCGAAGCCGCCGCGCGCGAGGAGGCCGCCCGCAAGGAACGCGAGGCCCGCGAAGCCGCCGAGCAGGCCAAGGACGACGACTCCCTTGCCCATGCGATTGCCATCGAGGAAACCGCCGAGCAGTCCAAGGCCGATGCGATCGAGGCCTCGGCTGCCGCTTCCGCGAAACCGGCCGAGCTCTCCCGCACCCGCGGCGACTACGGGGCGCTCTCTTCGCTGCGCACGTCCTGGGTTTTCGAGATCACCGACCGCGCGGTGCTCGATCTCGAGAAGCTCCGGCCCTACTTCGCTCCCGCCGATCTCGACAAGGCGGTCCGTGGTTTTGTCCGCGCCGGCGGCCGCGATCTCGCCGGGGCGCACATCTACGAATCGACCACAGCCGTCGTTCGCTAGGAGGAACCCATGGCTCAGGCGCAGACCAAGGCTCAAACGCCAGCGAAGGCGGCGCAATCCCAAGGCGAGGTGGCGGTGTTCCAGCCGCCCCGACTGCCCTTCCATCCGGCGATCGAGGAGAAATTCGGGGTCAGCAAGACGCAGTGGCCCGCTCTCGTGGATGCGGTGTTCCCGGCCGCCAAGTCGGTCGACGCCGTCGTGCTCGCCCTCTCCTACTGCAAGGCGCGCAACCTCGACCCGTTCAAGAAGATGGTCCACATCGTGCCGGTGTGGAACTCCCAACTCGGCCGTGAGGTCGAGGGCGTGTGGCCCGGCATCGGCGAGCACCGCGCCACGGCGACCCGCACCGGCCGCTATGCCGGATGTGATGCAACCGAGTTCGGCCCCGAGCAGGAGCAGGCCTTCACCGGCCGGGTGAAGAGCAAGGACGGCTGGGAGGAAAAGAGCGTCACAGTCACCTTCCCCGAGTGGGCGCGGGTGACGGTCTACAAGATCGTCCTCGGCCATCGGGTCGCGTTCGTCGGTCCCAAGGTCTACTGGCTCGCCAACTACGGGCGTCGCGGCCGCTCCGATCTCCCGAACGAGAAGTGGGAGCGCTCGCCCCATTACATGATCGAGAAGGTCGCTGAGGCGGCTGCCCTGCGTCGGGCGTTCCCGGAGGAGCTCGGGGATGAACCGACGGCCGAGGAAATGGAAGGACGGATCGTCGACGTGACGCCGGCGAACACAATGGGTGGCCATCCTGCCGATCCGCCGACGCGCCCGACGCGCGAGCAGTTCCGAACCGAGGCCAGCCAAGTCACCGACGTCGAGCCGGCGCCGGCCGAAGCCGCGACGATCGAGGGCGAGGCGCAGGACTCCGGCGCTGCAGCTGAGACCGTTGGCGATTGGGAGGCCGTTCTCGACGACCTCACCGAACAGCTTTCGGTCACGCAGGCGGACACCGACATCGAGGAGGTGATCGAGGCCAATGCCGAGCGCATCGGGTATCTCCCGGCTGCGTTACTTGAGCGCTGGGAAGCCGCCGTCGCCAAGCGGCGCGATGCCCTCAAGAAGGCGGTGCGCAAATAGCCATGGCCGAAGCGCTCCACGCCCTCTCATTCACCTGGGATGGGGAATCCATGCGCCCCTTGATCCCGAAGGCTGCCGACCGGCAGTTCGTCTGCGGCCAGGTCTACCGGATGGAGATCCGCGAGGAGCGCTCCGGCGCATCCCATCGCCACTTTTTTGCAGCGATCGCCGAGGCTCACGCCAACCTTCCCGAAGGGCTGGCCGAGAAGCTCGCGACCCCGGATCACCTACGGAAATACGCCCTGATCCGCGCGGGCTATCGGGATGAACGTTCGATCGCCTGCGCCTCGCCCGAAGAAGCGAAGCGGATGGCCGCCTTCATCGAGCCTCTCGACGATTACGCCTTCGTGGTCGTCACGGGGGCGACGGTCACGGTTTACACCGCGAAGTCCCAAAGCGTCCGCGCCATGGGCAAGACAGAGTTTAACGAGAGCAAGCAGAGGGTTCTTGACGTCGTGTCCCAACTCATCGGGACGGATGCCGCGACCTTGAGCAAAGCGAGCGCCGCATGATCCTCCGTCGCCGCAAAGCGCCGAAGCTTGGTCTGCGCACGGCGCCGCAACTCCGCTCGCCGAGGCATCTCAAGTTCGTCCGCGGCTTTGACTGCGTCATCGCCGACCAGCACACCTGCCGCGGCAAGATCGAGGCCTGCCACGTCCGTACCGGAACGGACGGTGGGATGGGGGTGAAGCCGTCCGATTGCTTCGCCTACCCCGGATACGAATCCGCACATGACGAACAGCACCGGATCGGAGAAGCGGCCTTCGAGCGCAAGTACGGCATCCGACTCCGCGCCATCGTCGACGACCTCTGGAAGCGGTCTCCGCACCGCATGAAGGCGGAAAAGAACCAAGCTCGTAGCCACGCCCGATGACCACCGATAAGGCCATGACACCGGAAGCCCCTATGGACTCACTGATAGAACGGCTGGAACGGGCGATGGAGGGGAGCCGCCACCTTGATTCGTGGATTGCTGCTTACGTCGGGATTGGCGAATGGAACCTCAGCGAATGGCTGAGCGTCGTCAAAGACCCGACGTTCGGTCCCGAGCCAGCAATTCCCGAAGCGCCCCACTATACCACCAGCCTCGACGCGGCTCTTACGCTCGTGCCGGAGGGGTGCATTCTCGACGGCTTTTCAATCTGGCCCGGCAATGCTCGCGCCACGATCGCCGCTACTCACAAAGACGAGAACGGGCAGATTTGGCACGGCACCTTTGATGGACGCTGGCAGGCAACCGCGCCAACGGGCCCACTCGCTCTCACCCTCGCCGCCCTCAAGGCTCGGGAGTCCCACCGATGAGCGCCCCGATGACACCGGAAGAAGTGCGAGAGGCGCGGCGGGGCGTCGATGTCGCGCTGCGCGAAAGCATGGGGACAAACCCGCTCGCCCGCTACGCCCGAGAGCTGGAGAGGCACGCCGAGGCGATGGCGGGGCTGGCCAGTGAAATCGTCAACCGGCTGTTGTCGTTCTGCGATGCGTCGAATTGGGACAGCGACGGCAAGCGCGGCGACTATTACCGGGGCTGGAAAGAGGCCACCGATGCGGTGCATGAGATCGCCAGCGACTTCCAAGAAGCGGCTTATGCAGAGGCCCGCCCACCCTCCTCCCCTGTACCGGATGCCAGCAAGGCGCAGACGGACGAGACGAGGGCGGGGGAGATGCGCTGCTCTGTTTGCGGCGGGACAGGAAAAATATCAGCGCCGACAACGCTTGAGACACACGGCCACGCCGCCGATGTCGAGCGGGTTCAATGGGCGCGTGTACACCCGATCGTCTGCCCCAAATGCGGCGGCTCTCCCACCACAGCACCGGACACAGCCATGACCTCAGAACCGAAGGCAGCCAGCGCCGCACTGACCGACGCTCAAATCAAGCACATGGTCGATCGCTTCCTCTGCTGGCGATTGCCAAAACCATGGCACCCAGACAACGGGATTAGTTACCGGCGCCCCAATTTCCTCCATGCGCCGGCGGATCACGATTGGCCGGTCGGAACCAATCTGTTCGACGCGGGACAGGCCGAGGCGATGGTTCGGAACATGTTAGAGGGGATGCCGGTAGCGCCATCCGCGCAGACGGACGGGGAACCATTCATCATTTGGATCAACGACAAGCCCTATGACGTGCGGGATTGGTACAAGCAGAACGGACACGACAAGCTTCCGCCCAGCGTCACCATGTCAGCTATCGACATGGCCTGCGCCACGGAAAGGCCGATGGACTGCCGCACATGGTACAGGGAAGTCTCGCCAGATCATGTAAATGATGAGTATTTGCGCCCGACAGACGCCATCCTGCTGAAGCCCGGCATGCGCTTCTACGATCTGCCGGTCCAGCATTCGGCAGATTTCCCATACTCGAAAGTGGAGACTGGGCCGCGTGATTTGCCGTGGCGTGCCGCGCCATCGGCGCAGACGGCCCCCTCCTCCCCTGTACCGGATGCCAGCAAGGCGCAGACGGACGAGACGAGGGCGGGGAAACCCATTGCCCTCCGAAACTTCGGATACGCGCCGGGCGGCTACTGGGTCCATTGCAATGATTGCGGCGAGAAGTTCGACGGCGACAAAAGAGCGTGGCGCTGCAAGTCGTGCGCGACGGTAGCGGCAGTCCAGGCTCAAGCAGAGGCTGCGACCCCAGCACGCACCCCCTCGCCGGACATAGCGGCGCTGCGGGAGCGGGCGGAGAAGGGTGAGGGCGCGATGCGGGCGCTAGTAATAACGGCTCACAACCCGGACGGCCCTCCGGCGCTCAAGTATCACCCGCCGATTTGCGACGAGGTTGCCGACCTGATCCGCGACCTTGCTGCCGCCCTCCCCTCGACGGGGACGGGGGAGCCCGCGCATCGGTACAGGCATGTAAAGAGCGGAGGCACCTACAAGGTGGTCGCACACGGCAAGCTCGAATGGTCCCTGGCCCCCGTAGTGATCTACGAGGCCGAGAAGGACGGCACCATTTGGGTTCGCCCGGAGGCTGAGTTCTTCGACGGGCGCTTCGAGAGGATCGCCGCCCTCTCGTCGCCAGCGAAGGGGGAGCGGTGATGGAAACCCTCGGAACGCAGATCGCCACCTTGAAGGCACTCCCCGGCTATCCGTGGCTGCCGTGCCCGATATGCGGGGGAAACGAGGGCTGCTCTCACGTCGCGCCAGAACGTGCGCGGGCCGCCATACCGGGCCTTGTTCTTCCCATCACCGACATGATGGCCAAGGAGCAGCCATGACCACCAACCGCCTGCTGATGCCAGATTATCCGACCGAGGAGATGATCGACGCCGGAGCGCAACGGCTCGTGCGCGTCGAGGACGGAACGAAGTGGCCCGACAGTTTCAGCGTCGTTGAAGTCGCCGCGGCCAGGAATGAGGCCGTGCGGGTCTATCTCTCCATGGTGGAAGCGAGGCCGAAACCACCCGGACCGCAAGACCCGCCCCGACCGCAAAAGCTGAGGATGATCGCATGACCACCAACGATGCCGACGTGCTGGTGCTGGCGGAACGGATCGCGGCGTCACTCGATGCCGTGCTTCCTCTACTACGTTCCATCCAAGAGCACTGTGGCCCCGGCGACCACGACGAGATTATCGCCCGCGCGGCGGAGAATTTGAAAGCCTACCGCGCGCTCCGGGCGACGCCCGCGCTTGTGAGTGATGTCGAAGAAGTGGCTCGGGCCATATGTCGCGCCGCAGGCAACGATTGGGATGAGTTCACCGGCCCAGCCCACATGGAACATGCCGAGGCTGCAATCGCGACTCGCGATAAACAGATAGCCCTGCGCCGCGCCCTCTCACGCCCGGTGCCGGAGGGGTGGGTTGCAGCCGAGGTCGCGCCGCGAGAATGGGAAGGCAAGCTCGCATGGGAGTACCACCAGTGGAGCGGCGAGATTAAGCAGAGCGTGATCCCGCCGAACTACTCACGGCGGCCGAATCATTGCGCGGGCGTGTTCTTCATCCCGATCCGAGTTCCCGCCGCCCCGGCACAACGGGAGGACTAGCATGGCAGCCTATCGTTGCGAGGTAGCTTACTACTCCCCGCCGCTCCATCAGAACGTGAGGACAGGTAAATGGCCGGGAAGGTGAAAGCTGTGCGCGATCCGGTCGAGAAGATCGCCCGCGAGATTTGTTGGCTCGGGTTTCAATCGCCCCGGCCCGAGACGACCAAGGCGAAATATTGGGAGGAGATCAGCGAGGGCGCCCGGCGGAACTATCGCTGCGATGCACGCCGGTTTGTCTTTCTCTATCACGCGCTGCCCGTTGATCTTCTGAATGAGACGGCCGAGCCCGTCACCCCCGCACCGAAGCCACGGAGGAAGAAGTGAGCCAGGATGAAACGCTGACGTGGGACCTGGACCTCGCCATCCAACTCACCCGGCCGATTGGATCGAGCGAGCATCGAGCCCCGATGATTCAGGCCGTGGCCCAAGCCCTCCGCGAAGCCTACGAGCGCGGCGCTACGGAGATGCGTTCGGCTGCGGTCGAAATCTTCGTCGCGCCGTCTGACCTGGAGTCACACGCCTTCGTTGTCAACGGAGAGCGCATAAAAACGGAAAATGGGGCCGCACGTTTTCTTGTCACCGCAGAGGTCAGCAAGATGCTGAACGACCGTGTTGAAAAAGTCCGCGCCCTCCCCGCCTCCAGGGAGACGACAAAATGAGCGACTGGATGTGGTGCTACGAAAACCCCAAGGAAGCCGCTGCCGAACTCACCCGGCTCACCGCCCGTGTGGCAGAGCTGGAAGCGAAACTGTCCGAATCTTATGCCTCGCATCGCACCTACGCGGCCGAAATGCGTGATTCTATGGATCACCTGATGACCCGCGCCGAAGCCGCCGAACGGGAGCGCGACGAAGCGCGCCGGGAGATCGAGAGGCTGCTCGGTCGCGTTAACTCGGTCGATGACTTCCTCGTCCGCAAGGGCCTGTGGGACGAATACGTTGACCAATTCCGCAAGCTGGCGTTCGCCGCCATCACACCACAGGAGGGCGGGAATGGGTGAGACGTGCGCGCAGATTGATCCAAACTGGCGTGAGCCTGTGCGCTGGAAACTCCGACGAATTGCCCAGCGGCTTTGGCGGCCCATTCATCTCTATTTCTATTGCCGCTTCATCTACCGGCATCACATGCGCCTGATCCACCGCTTCAATCGGCACTGGGTGCGGCGCATTGGACCTATTGAGCCGAACGGCGCGATCTTTTACCGATGCGAATGGTGCGGCGAGCACAAACCCAAGGAGGGAGCTGATCATGGCTGAGGTGGAGGGCTTTAAGTTTTCGCCGGAATTGTGCACGGCAGGAAAAACGTTCAACGGCTTAACAGGGACTGACCATGGATGAGGTGGAACTGGATGAGAGGGCGCGAGAATTGGCGATTGACGCGGCGATCACGGCTGTCACGGGCCATGTGCGCCGCGATACTGCCGCCGCAATGATCGACGCGGGAATCCGCGCCTACCTCCGCACCGCTGGCCTTGTGTCTGTCCCAGTAGTGAAGGAGTGAACGTGACACATCCGATTCCAGACGCGGCGCTTGACGATCGGCTCGGCTTTGTCGGGACGGCGGGCAGCGGCAAAACCTACAACTCCGGCTCCGCAGTCGAACGCCTGCTGGACAAGAAGGCCCGCGTCGTGATCCCCGATCCGCTGGGGGTGTGGTGGGGCCTGCGGCTTATGCCGGACGGCAAAACCCCGTCACCCTACCGGCTGCCGATCTTCGGCGGTCCTCATGGCGATCTGCCGCTGAACGAGCACGCCGGAGCTCTCATCGGCGAGACCGTCGCGGGCATGGCAGAAAGCTGCATCGTCGATCTCTCCGATCTCGGCACCAAGGCGGCGGAGCGCCGGTTTATGCTGGCATTCCTAACCGCCCTTTATCGGAACGCGACCGGCGAGCCCGTGCATGTGGTGTTCGACGAGGCCGATATGTGGGCGCCCCAAAAGCTCATGGACAAGGACGGCGACGCCGCCCGGTTGCTGGGCATGATGGAGACCGTCGTGCGCCGCGGGCGGGTGAAGGGTTTCATTCCCTGGCTGATCACCCAGCGGCCCGCCGTCGTCTCGAAAGACGTTCTGAGTCAAGTTGACGGGCTGGTGGCGTTCAAGCTCACGTCCTCGCAAGACCGCGATGCATTGGGAAGCTGGATCGAAGGGCAGGCCGACCGCACGCAGGGCCGCACCATCCTCGGCTCGCTGCCGACGATGCAGCGCGGGCAAGGCGTGGTGTGGGTGCCGGCTCGGGGCGTTCTTGCGACGGCCGATTTCCCGCTCAAGCGCACCTTCGACTCATCGCGCACGCCGAAGCGTGGAGAGAAGAAGGCATCATCCGGCAGCCTCGCGCCACTCGATCTCGGCGCGCTGAAGGAACGCCTCGCCACAGTCGAGACCGAGGCCAAAGCCAACGATCCGAAGGCTCTGAAAGCCGAGATTGCCGGATTGAAGCGGCAGTTGGCAGCGGCGCCGACCGCCACGCCCGATACCGCGTTGCTGCGCGAAGCCGAAACTCGTGGCTATCGTGACGGATATGCGCAAGGCCGGTTCGACGCATGGAGCATTGCTGCAACCGACCTTCATGGTCTTGAGTCCGACATTGCGGCGCACATAGCGGGGATCACAAAGGGCTGGTCTAACCGAACGATCAGCGACCACCCCGCCGCCAGGAAGTCAGCGGACGTAGCTCAGCGGATAGAGCATCGGGTTCCGAACCCGAAGGCCGCAGGTTTGAGTCCTGCCGTTCGCGCCATCCCCACCGGAGACGGCGAGAAAATGTCGGCAGCCGAGCGGAAAATCCTCTCTGCGCTCGCGCAATACCCGGGCGGTCGCAGCAAGCGCCAAGTGGCGATCCTCACCGGCTACGCGATCAACGGCGGCGGCTTCAACAATGCCCTTTCTTCGCTGCGCACTAAGGGCTGGCTTGAGGGTCGCGGCGATCCGCTGCGGATCACGGAGGCCGGTCTGTCGGCGCTCGGCTCCTATGAGCCGTTGCCGACCGGACCCGATCTCCTCGCCCACTGGCTCCGGCAGCTCGACAAGGCCCCACGCCTGATCCTTGAGGCGCTCGCGGGAGCCTACCCGGAGCCGATGGATAAAACATCGCTCGCGGCCGCCGCTGGCTATGAGGCGAACGGCGGAGGATTCAACAACGCACTATCCCGCCTTCGGACCCTCGAACTGATCGAAGGCCGTGGCGAATTGCGTGCATCCGATGATCTTTTCTAACACCTGAGACTAGGAATGACTGCCGCCCGGAAAATTATTACCTTCGCTGAATTGCTCGGCATGGTGCCTATCAAAGAGCGCCAGCTTCGGGCTCTTTTGTCCCGTTTGGGCTATCAGGCGGCGCCGGGGTGCAAACTCTATTTCAGTCCTGCACAGGTTCAAGAGGTTCAGGAAGCCATAGTATGTCGCTCAAGCTCGTCGCCCCCGGCAAGCGGAAGAACAACAAATTCTATCTCGCCCTTGGGAAGATCAATGGGCGCTACTACGAGATTTCAACGCGCACGAGAGACAAGGTCGCTGCTCAAAGGATTAAGGCCGACGCCGAAGCCCGAATCCGAGCCTCAGGGCAAGCCACAAACCGACTGACCTTCGGGGAGGCGGTTGACCGCTATATCGCCCGCTTCGATCCCGGCACAGACGACCTACGCCGATTGAACGCGCTGAAAGCTACGATAGGCCAGCGCCCGGTAGACGAGATACGGCAGGACGACCTGACCGAGGCCGCCAACAAGCTGTGCCCCGGCTACCAAAATAGTTCAAAGAACAGGAACATCATCGTTCCCGCGGCCGCCGTGCTGCATTACGCGGCGGAGAATGAGTGGTGCCCGTACCGGAGGTTTGCGAAGTACCGCGAGCCCAAGCCAGTCACGCGCTCGCTCAAGGAAGCCGACGCCGCCAAGCTATTGAAGGCCGCAAGCGGCAAACCCCGCCTCCTGCTGTTGTGGCTATTCTTTCAGGGGAACCGAATTAGCGAAGCCCTAAGCGTCGAGGGCAAATACCTGGATCTGAAGCGCGGCGTGGGGAAGGTCTGGATCGGAAAGACCCAGCAGTGGAGGGAGTTCGTTCTGGACGCCCGCGTGGTTGCGGAATTGAAGACACAGGGGATGGATGAGGGAAAGGTTTTCCCGTGGGCGAATCGGTGGGCCGCATACAAAGCCCTCGCACCGACCATTAGAGAATCGAGGGTGCGTTTTACGCCTCACATGGCCCGTCACAGCCTGGGAACGTGGTTGGCCTCCGCTGGGGCCTCCCAAAGGCTAATACAGGAGGCCCTAGGTCACGCCGATATGAAGTCATCGGCCCGCTACCAAGCGGCGGAAGTGAAAGCGGTGCGCGAAAATCTGGCGCGAGTAGGGAAAAAGGTAGGGGTGCGGTAGAAAATGGCGGGAATACGTGGTATTTACAGCCTTGGTAAGGACGGGGTCGGTGGTTCGATTCCACTCGACGGCACCAGGAAAACCGCTAGTTATCTAGCATTCTCGCCATTCCCAAGCCTTACGCCGGTCTGCGGTAAAACGCGGAACGTTGCGAG